TGCAAAACAATTTATAGCGATTTTTTGAAGGCTAATAGCTTTTTAATGAGAATGTTTCTCATTTAAAACTACTTTGCGGTTCGATTGTTGAGAATTGCTCTCATTTATCGATAAGCTACTTAAAATTTGATTTTAAATAAATGGAAAAAACATCTTGACAAAAAAAAAGCAATTTTTTGCTCTACTGTATAGATATACAGAGTGCGACAAGCTTATCTTTGCAATGGTTTTAAATTCGGTTATTATGGTTCTCATTTAAGGCAAACGAATTTTGAGTTTCAACTTAATTCAAAAATATTTTTTTTTATTTACTTTGAAACTGACTTTTAAAAGCTTATTTTTTGCATTTTTGACTTAACACCAACACACCGACAAATGAGAATATTTCTCATTTACTAAACCATTCCTAAAATCTTCACTTCTTATACTTTTAATGAGATAAATTCTCATTTATCGAAACAAATCGCTAAAATCAAAATTCACATTAGTTTTTCTAATTCGAAAATTCACATTAGTTTTTCTAATCTGATTTATGGCTATTTGTTTTGCAGTTTTTTGTCTTTGGTTATCTTATGCACTGGCTTACACGCTTGCAATCCTATCATTGCCGACCACTTGCCAATCGCCAACAATTAATCGATTAAAAAATAATCAAATAAACCGAAAAAATTAAAATATTTTAAAAAAACCTATTGACTAAATATTAAAAAGGCGTAAAATAGGCATCACTTACAGGGGAATAGCCCTGACTGCTCTTTAAAAATACGCTCTTTGCACTCTTTGCCAATGTTGCATTGATTATTGCAATTTTTAATTGTAATACTTAAAAGTATTATGACTAGAATTTTATCTATTGTTTGCAACTGTTCAGGCAATGCCTAAAAATTAAGCAAACAAATAAAAATTTTAAAAATAATTAAAAAAGATATTGACAAAGAAAATAAAAAGCGTATCATATAAGACAAATAAAAGGGAACACAATTCCCAATCGCTCTCTAAAAATTAATACTTTGCACTAGCTTTAACTGGCTTTTTGTTGCACTTATACCTGAAAAAATGAAAATGGTTAATAAGTAAGCAAACAGAAAAAAAGTTTTAAAATAATTTAAAAAAGTTATTGACAAGCTAGAAAGAAAGGATTAATATGAGCGACAAGAAGGAACGGTAAACACTACCTAACCTGAAAATGCTCTTTAACAAATTGGAAATAGCGGTGGAACAATACGCCCGTATTGTATCAAGTGAATTTTGAAGGCGTCGGCTCAAGTAGAAATAAACTAGGTGCATATAAATAGGTGTATTAAGTACAAAGTAAAAGGAAAGAATTTGCGACAATGGGGAAGGCGACGGCTAAATGTACCCTAGTAAATACACTACCTGAAAGAAGGATTGACCGCCCTTTAGTGTGAATACAAACAGGCTAAATCCTGCAATGTATGCTAGAACGTAACCGTATATCACACTATAAACGATTAGACTACCACGAAACCAATTACAAGGAATTAGTGCGTCTAACAGCATACCGAGTTCATAAGGCTAGTTTTTAACAATAGGCTCTGTAGTTATGAGATATAGAGCCTATGATTAAACACTAACTAACACAAAAGGAAACACTATGAAAAACTATTTTAAAAAGCCAGCCGTTATCCTGAACAAGGATAAGTGGAAATATAACCTAGCGGAAGTGATTAAGAGCATGTTTTATTCCGCTCTAATCATAGCGATTGCATCATGTACCGTGGCAATGTTTATCTATGCCCTTATCACACCTGACTACTAGGAGAGCCATAATGAGATATGCAATTCTTACAAAACAAGGTGCACCAATCGGCACGGCTATTGGCAAGGCTGAAGTGCTAGATAAATGTGGAATTACATTTACCCATAAAGAAATAACAGGGAGCGACCCGCAGTATCCGAGCCACTTACGTGTGATTGCAAATAAGCGTTATACAATCGGGTCATGGTTCGAGCAAGAATATATACTCAAGCACCCTGACAGTGCATGGTCGGACAGTGGATTCGATTATTACGGAGCACTAAACAGAGCAGTGAATGACATGTTCGACAAGTGTAAGAAGCAATTTTTGATTATTCCAGTAACGGAGTAGTCAGAATACAACCGCCCGACACTAACACAGTGCGGGCATTTTATTAATAAAATGAAAATGGAGATTTAGCTATGGCTAAAATTAATATTGATGCAACAGCCCATATCAAACTAGGTACGGGCAAAGATAATGAAATCCGTGCGGGCTTATTAGCCACACTAGGCAAGAATGATGCCTTGCTACGTGATGTGCAAAAAGCATTTAGTGCGGGCACAATGCAAACATTCTCACGTCCAACTACTGCGGGCAGTGGTGGGTTTGTAACGCTCACTAACACTGACTTTGGTGTGGTCGTTGTTAAACATATTGACGACAACGGACAACAAATCGGGTCAGTAGTCTACGGCAAAACTAAATTCTTCTCATGCTTAGATGAAGATTAGTGCATAAAATCATGCACCTTAATTGCAGTTAGGGTGCATTTTTGTATTCGCTACAACACAATAAAAGGAAACACTATGAAAAACTATTTAACTTTATCTGAAAAGGTCTATGCTCATGTTGAGAACATAGATAAAAGCTTATTACAAACAGAAGTTCGCCTAGATTATATCGGTCAAACTAATGCACAGGGGAAAGTATCCGTTCAATTTTAGACAAAGTGGTGTCTAAAGGTGGCTTTGAGGTTTATGGCAATAAACTAGCCATGGATATATCATACATGAACGATATGATTTACATGTACACCACAGGCGAAGTGGCAGGTGCGAACATTCTTGCCGAAGTTGGACTCTACACAGGCACAATTAAAGTACCTGAATATGCACGTAAAAAAGACTTTGCAGAGCAACACTTAAACGGTGTGATGCCGAAAAGATATGGCTGTAAAGCAGATGGAACAATGACCGCAGACGGTCTAGTGAAGTGGTTGTATCACTCGATGTTGAAACCATACAAGATGCCAGAGAAGTATCTTAAAGAGTGGTTAGAGAAACTAAAAGAAACCACTTATTATCTCTATGCAGTTAAAAATGCAATGCCTGAGGTCGCTTGCTTAATTGCCGAGCGTACTAATACGCGTTCATGCATGACGAGGGATGGATTAATGGGGGCATTTTATCAGTTTAGATATACCACCACTAATGAAGATGGGCAGGTTGTATGGTTGCACCCGTTCCGTGCTTATGAAGGATTAGAAGGCAGTATAAACTGTATGATGTGTGTAAGCACACTACCGCCTGAGAAAGTATTAGGGCAGACACATGACAAGATACCATTCATTGCACGTGGATTTTCTGACCGTAAAAGTTGTGCCAGATGGTATGGCTCAAGTGAACACGAGTGGTCAGATTTATTTGAAAACTATGTGGACTCTGATACCCCGTGGAGCATGACTTTATATGCTTATGATTTTGGTGGCGACCATATTGCACCTTATGTAGATGGTGGCTGTGATGCTAACGACAACTATTTAAATGCACTGACTAGACTAGGCAGTAGAGATGCAGAAGATACCCCATATAAAATCAAAGCGTGGACGGTTGCGATGTATGACCGCTATGAAGATGAAGATGATGAAACAGATGGATTCTGGAAAATCGATGCGGGCAACGCAAGAATGTTTTTCTATGAGCCAGTTGTTTATCATACATGTGCAATCACAGGTGATTCATCCCCTGAAGATGAGATGATTTATGTAGAAGATTTAGATGATTGGGTAGAAGACCGTTTTGCACGATACGATGAAGGGCGTGGCTACCATGTTTTAGATGGATTAGAGTTGTATAACTATTACAACTAATAAAATAAGTGGGGCATATAGTAAAGCATGCATTGGCGGTAAGTGTTAGTAGTGTTTCCGACCGTTTTTGTATGCTTTCTTATATACCCCGTTTGTAGAAGGAAAAACAACAAATGAAATTAGATAGAAAAAAAGTCGATGTACTTGAGCTAAATTCAAGTGTGGATTTTGTACAAGAATTACAGAGTTCGGATATTAATCCGAACATCATGCCACTTCACCCGAAACTGGCTAACGGTCGTATCTATCCAACGACCATTGCAGAAACAATGTATCGGGGTGGCGACTCAATCATAAAAAGTGTAAGTGAAGACGGGAAAACCGTTACCGTGCATAACTTAACAACATCATGGGTAGAAGGAATGTTACGCTCATTGCCATCACATTCGCTAGATGTAATCCGTGATGCAGTAAGAGATAAAGACGGTAACAAGCACGATAAGTTTTATCTGTTAGCTGAAGATGTACTTACATACATCAGACGAACATTTAAGATAAATAAGAATGACACGATGACGACACCTAACTTTACAAGAATGTTATGTTTCTGTGTAGGATGCACCATTGAAGATAAAGACTTAAAAGAAACAGTCAATTCTTTCAAGGTGAAGGCTAAAAAGTTTTATCTGTATAAGACGCAGAAGTATGTGGCGGAGCATTATGCGACACTGGCGGAGAAAGAGCACCTATCATCATGCATGACGAAGGGGGTTGATGACTTAGCAGAGTACACTCATTTAGTACCGACACAGCTTGACAAGGCTATCGACAAAGACTATTTAGCAATATACAGTCACAAGGACAGATTAAACAACACATACACAGCGGCAACATTTACCGCGAATGTTGAAGGATATTCGGGCGGTGATTTTTATCTAGGCTTAGTTAGTACATTATCGCCTGACGGGATTAAAGATGCGGACGATTATGCATTTATCGGTCGAGTGGTTATTTTCCTTCGTTCTGACGGGTGGCACTATTCACGATATTATGGCAATGAGATTGCATCGACAGCGGTGAGTAAATCACTTAAATTCGGGTCATGTGAAGGATTAAAATTCCGAGCATACCGCTCAATCACAGCATGGGTGGCAGATGGTTATAAGTCGCCTAGATTTATCGCACCATACATTGACGGTGGCAAGCGACATTTCACAGTTGATATGGAAAATCCTAAGCATGATGAATACGGGCGACTGTACTATGATGCGACTGTGCTAGATGTGGAAAGTAGTTCATTCGACTATAGCGACATACCTAATTTAAAAACTAAGGCGGGTATCTATAGACTGAGTCAACGGGCATGGATTACAGAAGAAGAATCGTGGTATGGAAAATGCGTTGTTACGGGGGAAGAAGTGCGACAAGGCACGGGTCGATTTTCAGATAAATTCGGGGGACTTGTCAGTTACAGTATCGGACGGACGGATAATAGCATTGACATTGAACAGATAAAAAGACTGTTTAAAGAAAAGATACAAGATAAATTAAATTTCATTGCAGCGATAACAATATCAGAGCAAGAAAAAATACAAAAACTTAAAGCTAAGGCACAGGAATTAGGGGTAAATTTAGATGATTAGTTTAGATAAAAAGGCAACAACAAATGAGAACGTTACGACAACTGCAACTGCAACAGGAACGACTACTAGCAATGTACGACCTACAACAGAGCCTAAACAAGCTACAACAGTTACAACAGCAACAACTGGAACAGCAACAACTGGAACGACAGCAGTATCAACAGCGAAAACAACAACATCAACTGGAACAACAGTAGCTAAAACAACTGGAACAAGTACAGGCTACAAGTATTACAAAGCTCAAAAATATACACCGCAACAGTTGAAAGGCACTAAAGGTTGGTTATTCCCTAACGACCGATACGCCCCATCTGTATTAGCTACACAAATTATGAGCTACCGCAGACAGTACCGCAGTGAAGGTATTAAATTATTCATTAAAGAATGGTTTGAGCCGAAGTTAAAAGAAATTATCAACGGACTAGAAAGCAACGGTTATACAGTTGCAATTAAATTAGTTGGTAGTAAAAGCAACGATGGCGACATGGATGGGTATTTAAATTACCTGATTGATGTATCGAAAGATGACAAGCTAGGCAACGTATTATATGTGGCACACTATGACACAGTAGACCGTGATACAGGTTACACTGAAACACGATACGGGCATGGTAAGCCAACAACATATACACAGAACCAAGCAACGAAGAAAAAAGTGTCTATCCGTGATGGCGTGGCATTTATTAATGAAGTGCTACCCGAAAATAAAAGTGTTGGATGTTTAGGTGCAGATGACGGAGCAGGTTTAGCAGTGATGCTAAATTTACTGGCGACAGGCACAATCGGTGGCTACTGTTTCACAACAGGTGAAGAAGTGGGCGGAGTCGGTGCATCAGATGTACTAGACCAAGCAGAGTCATTCTTAAAACAGTATAGCTACTCAATCGAGATTGACAGACGAGGTGAAACCGACATGGTTTACGAACAGTCGGTCGGTGAATGTGCAAGTAAAGATTTTGCACAATGGCTATGCGACAGTTTAAACATGGGGCATAAACCATCTGACAAAGGCTCTTATACCGATGTGGCAACGTTCGCAGAAGTTATCCCTGAAAATGTGAACATTGCAAGTGGCTACATTAATGCACACTCTGCAGATGAACAAGTATCACTACCTTACTTAGATAATCTTGCGAAAGCAATTAAAGGTTTAGACTGGAGCAAAGCTAAGGTTACACGCAAGGCAGGCGACTTTAACTTACCCGTATATACACGGGGCGGATATAGTGGCGGTCGTTATTATGGCTATGATTACGGTTATAATGACGACTTTGGCTACGGTTGGGCTAAACAAGATAAGACGGCTGTTAGAGATACTACTGCAACTGATTTAGATGAACCAGTACCTGATTTATTGGCATGGGTGTTCGGTGTAGACCCTGACTTCATGGCTCACTGTTTAAGAGAAGGTGGCATTGAGTGTTTATATGATGTTGATACGGTTTGTTATGGCTACTATGGCATTAGCTTTGAAGATGTAGTGAAACAATATGGTTTAGAAAATGTGAAGGTGGAATAATGAGAACAACAGCAGAGATGATGGCGGATATTAATTCCGCTATGCAACGAGCAAAAGAATTATCAAAAGCCGATGATGTAACGTTACAGCGTAGAAAATTCTATGACATGGTGAGTGAACCTATTGAATTAGGTGCAGGGTGTACAAACCTGAATGATGTAAACAGAAAAATTAAGTATGGCATCATTGATATTCTGACTGATATTGCATCTAACAGTAACATTGTAATTAGTACAGGGTTCGACTCTATTATAGTATCATCGACAACAACACACTGCATATTGGGCATAAGAATGTTCAAGTTGACTGGAGATGCGGGCGAAGATGAAAAACACGCAGTTCGCAAAACTATAACAGTGTCTAGAGCAGTTAAACATAGTAAAGCAATCACAACAGTTGTAAAAGAGTTCATCAGTTTTATAAAAGCAGATAAGCGATTGTCTAAAGGGGTATCATTTACCGAAGAACAGTTCACTGAAGAATGGTTACAGTATCGCATTAAGCGACTACTAAATGAAGTAAAAGCACTGTCAGCGAAGATGTATCTATACTTCACAGACAATAATTATGCCGAGCATTATTTAGCTCTAGCTGAAAAAGAAAGTTTACACTCATGCATGGCTTATAAGCCGTCTTATTATGGTGGTATGTTAAACGGTGAGTATATCCACCCATTACAAGGGTATGACTATGCACCTGATTTCCGTTTAGGGCTTGTATCAGAATATGCACCTGACGAGATTGCAGATGCAACGGATTATCCGTTCATTGCACGTGTGGTCGTATCGTATGTAACAGCTGGTGGGGATACTAAGTTATCGTATGGCAAAGCATACGGCAACGAGAAAGCATATCGCCTTATTGATAATTGCTTATATAAAAATAAACCTATCGGCAAACAGTTCTATGCAGTTGTTGCAGATGGACTAAGCCCTGTTAGCAACGGTAATACAAGTACAATATGCGACAAGTTAGAACGATACTTTGATGACGGTTGCATGCGATATGAAGGCGTGGATTTTGAGAAAGACGGTGAGTATAACATCGAAGGAATTTTAATCGCCCCGTTCATCGATGAATGGAGTAACTTCTTTGAAACAGAAAGCCGAGTAACAACACACCCGATTACAGGTAAAAAAGTTGCCTTGTGTACCGTGTTGGCGCATGAAAGTAGTTGGGACGAAGGCTACGACGAGTACGTGTATGACGAAGGATTTTGCATGCATCATGGTACTGGAGTAGTGCGTGGTTTGGATAAATGGGAATATTACAGCAGTGTAGTTTACATCGACAGACACGGACACGTATGTGAGAAAGGCGAATAAGGCTAAGGGGGCTAGATGAAGGTACTTGATATTCACGATGCAGAAGATATTAGGGTTGTCAGAAAAGCAGTTGAGCGAAAGACGACAATAAACCGAAGGGGATGTATGGTGTGGAACGGTGCATACGCACATAGAACACCTATCATACAAGCACGATTACAGGACGGTAGCCGAGTGTATGCCAGTGTTAAACGGTTCATGGTTATGCAGGCGAACCCTAATGCAGATTACTCGGACAGATACCGATACTGCAACACATGCGGGGACTATCGTTGCGTGAACCCCGACCACATTATCCCATGCGAAAAAGATGTAGCCAAAGCAGTCGAAGTGATTGCATGGCTAAAACGATTTGGCATGCGATATAACACCAACACCGAGATGGCGAAAGCCTACGGGTGCAGTATTCCGACAATCGGAAAATATAGAAAAATGTATGCAGAAAATCCCGATGTATGGGATAGATTAGTAGAAGGATTTGAATATGCCAAAAAGAAAAATCAACGCTGATGAATTACGCAATAAAGACACGTTCACAAAACAAGAAGTGGCGGACATCTTGTTCGTTTACACAAACTGTATAACAAGCACAATAGGTAAGGCATTAGCTACCATAACACTTTCAAAGAAAGGTCTTGAACAGCACCGCAAGCATGTTGAAGATTTAGGCAACGAGCCACTTGATACACTGGTTGGTATCGCAGATGAAGATAATTTCGATGCACGTATGGTTACAAAACCTGAAGTAATCATTGTTCTAACAGCTGCAGTTCAAGCATCTACTATGATTGCTCGAAACTTCGCAGATGAAGAATTAGGAATTAAAATCCGAGAACGAAAAGAAATTAGTACCTATATCGATATGGACAATGCTACCATAGACAAAGCCGAGTTTAGCGATGTAATCCGTTCGGTATCTGATGACATCTTAGATGGCTCAACAGAAGGCACATATAGTCAGTGGGCATATACAGTAGATAATAATCATGCAGGAGCATGGATTGTTACCTTTACACACCCTGACCACAGAACAGTTAAAGCAGTAATGGTGGACAAAAATGAGATTGACCCTGACAGCGACACTCTTGAATACATACAAAAGCAGTTTAACCACATCACTGGAACAACAAACAAAACAATCCATTGATATTGCCAGTCAGTATATGGACGGGGCACCGACACTCCCTGACAATTTAACAGAAGAAAGCTTAAATGAGTATGTTAAACAACTCATGACTTTCTTAGAAGAATTGCCGAACAAGCGTATCGGTGCAAATTTATATGGTTATCTCCGTGTTCTCACTGTGGATATGGTTATGGCTAATATCTTAGAGCTACACACCAAAGCAGAGAACGCTATCTTTGAATTGGGGTTAGTTGAAGAATGTCAGACACAGAGTTAAAAGTACCTAGCAACGCTGAATTAGTAAATGGGAAGTGGTGGACACCTAAAATGGTGATGAAGTTTTGGGGATATACGCCCGCCACTTACTACCCCAGAGCGAAAGGCAAAACACTAAGACAGATGCTATATGCATCGCACCTTAGAGCGCAAGTGGGTGAACGTTCTTTCTCGGACACTTCACAAGAGTTCACGATAGGTGGAAAAGTGTGGTCATTGGCAATGATTTACTACTATATGACTAAGCATAAGTATATCGACCCTGTGATTACAACGTACGCAAGTTTTCGTGGCTCATGTTATTCGTACATGACACGTGCAGGGGCGACAGACTTACGCACAGGGGTAGATATAAACTGTCAGCGTTATGGGTGCAATATCTGGAAGGTGTTATCACAGGTTAGTCAGCCTCAATATGACAAATATTCCGCTAAATATGTTGAGTTTATTAACAAGCATAAAAAGCGGGCACGGGAAGAATTACCACCTAATTTTAATCCTAATGACCGTTATATCGAGTGCATACAGGCAGACCCACGCATGATGCATATCTACCACAAAGAAGTGTTGGAACGCTTACCACAGGCGGAGCGTGAAATTCTACACTACCGAGAGCTGGTAGATAGACATGCTGATACCATATTATCCCTCAAACATGAGTTAGCAACACTGCAGAAACAGTCGTTAGCTAAAATATCAAGATTGCAAAATGAAGTTGAGTTACTAAATAAGGAGCTTACTGATGCTAGATTTCCTACAACGGATGACGAATACTAAACCAGTTAAAAAACATGTTCGTAAAAAGACAGCTAAAACCCCTGAAGGAAAAGTCAAAGAGCAAGTAAAATTCATCTTTGATACCTATGGGGTTTACTGGTTTATGCCAGTAACAGGCGGATATAATCGAAGTGGTATTCCTGATTTTATCGCATGTTGTAATGGGAAATTTCTAGCAGTAGAGACGAAAAGTAAATACACGAAACACGGTGTTACAGCTTTACAAGCTAAGAACATTCAGCAGATTATTGAATGTAACGGAGTTGCTCTAGTCATTGATGAAGATAACATTGACGAGCTAGAGCAACTAATTAAAAATATTCTTGCATACAACGGAGCAGAACACGCATGAACGTACTAACAGTAGACTTTGAAACGTACTATGACCGTGAGTATTCATTAAGCAAGATGACGATGATTGAGTACATCATGGATGGACGGTTTCAACCGATAATGATGTCTTATGCAATCAATGATGAGCCGATTAAAAATGTAATTGGTTATCCTAAGATTAAAGAAGTTTTAGATGGCATTGATTGGGATAATACTGTGTTAAACGCACAGAACACCGCCTTCGATGCTACAATTATTCGTGCACGATTCGGACATACGGCGCGATATTACACAGACACAATGGCGATGGCTCGGGTTACAGCTGCTCACGTATTTGAAGGGGCAAGTCTAGGGGCTATCGCAAAAGTATTACAGGCTAATGGTGTTCCTGTTCCGCCTAAAGGCAAAGAAGTGCAGTCGGCATTAGGCATGCACCTTTATAATGCATATCAAGGCACACCATATTTAGCATTAAAAGCAACGACAGACCACAAAGAGATACAACGTGGGCATGAGTTGTTGATGGGTTATGTAGAGTATTGTAACAATGATGTTCACTTAGCCCGAGAAGCTTTTAAATACTTCACGAAAATGATTACCCCTGATGAAATGCAGTATGGGGATATGATTTTAAAATGTTACATCGAGCCGAGCTTGTATTTAGATTTACCAATTATCGAAGAAGAAATACAACGTATTCATGAACGAGATGAAAAACGTGCTAGAGATGTAGCGAACAAATACTTTAATGGCAACCAAGCAGAATTACGCTCAGTATGCCGAAGTGTTCTTAAGTTTACGGAGTTTTTACGGAGTTTAGGTGGAAAACTTGAGCATGAGATTGATGAAGATACCGACTACACTTTCATCATTCCGAGTAAATACAGTGAGAAGAAGGAAAAAATTGAACCTTGCTACTCTAAAACATTCCCACCAGTGATTGAGATGTGCGAACGCATGGACGAGATTGGGGATATATTTAGAACAAAACTTGCAATGAGTTCTAGTATTGAGTTATCTCGAGCAGAACGATTTAGAGCGATTGCAAAGATTGGTTGTGGGTTTGGCATGCCTTACACCGTGAGCGGAGCACATACGCACCGACTAGGCGGTTGCTTTACCGGAGATTCAAAAATAATTGTTCAATCCCCCGATTATGGAATGAGAACAATCAACATACGTGATTTACGTAACATAGATTTAGTTTATGACGGTGAGTCATTCGTAGAACATGATGGCTTAGTCTATAAGGGCGAGCGAAAAGTCATTCATTATGATGGCTTAATTGGCACTAAAGACCATGTAGTATTCACAGAAGATAGAAAAGAGATTGAGCTGGGTAAAGCAAAATCTGAGAAAGCTAAACTGTGGACGATTACAGCGAAACATCGGTTCGATAAATACCACCACCGTGCTTATCTGATGCCTAACTTAGATAAAGTACGAGAAAAAATAGACGGCATGGAGTTCCATACCTACTATTATAAAGCTAATGAATTTGCACGTGGCAGACTTACAGAGACTGAGTGGAATAAAATTTTATCCCACTACAAGCTAGATGAGTTTAACACCGACAAAATCTCACTAGGAACAATGCCTGTGTATGACATCTTGAACTGTGGTAAACACCATAGATATTGGGTAGATGGGCATATTGTTCACAACAGCGGAGGGATTAATGTGCAAAATTTGAGCAGTGGACGAAAAGAAGGTCAGTCAAATGCTTTAAAACGTTCCATTAGTGCGCCGCCCGGACATCAAGTTGTTGTGTTCGATAGCTCACAAATCGAGTTACGCACCGGCAGTTATATTGCGGGCGACCATGCAACGCTTAAAATGTTCTTAGAAGGGCGAGACCCTTACTCAGAGCAAGCAAGTTTGATTTATGGTGGCGACCCTATTGAGATTAAGAAGTTAGCTAAAGGCGGAGTTGAACCGTATGCAAGTATTCAACGACCTGCAGGTAAAGCATCGTTACTGTCTAACATCTACGGCACAGGTGCAGTTGGATTCATGAACTATGCGAAACTTATGGGGGTTGATATGACCCTTGAAGAAGCACAGCACATCGTGAAAGTTTATCGAGAGACACACCCTGAAGTTGTGGCAACATGGAACGCATGTGAAGTTGCATTGCGTAATATGATTGCTGGGGCAAGTGGATATTTCGGTGGACCTGAAGGCAAATTATTCTATTATGACGGTAGTAGAATTAATCACGGTGTACGTATGCCGGGAATTAGATTGCCTGATGGTAACTGGCTTAATTATCACTGTTTAACAATGCGTGAACGTGAATACCCTGATGGCTCAACTAAGATGAATTATGCGTATCGTGGCTTAAAAGAAGGTCGTATCCAATGGATATTTACCTATGCAGCTCGTATTTTTGAAAACTGTAACCAAGCGTTAGCATTTGCAGTGATGAAGTATCAAGCTTTATTAATTAACCAACGATACAAGATTGTTCTCAACACCCATGATGAATGGGGCATCGTTGTAAAAGATGATGAAGTAGAACAAGCGAAAGAATATATGCAGTGGTGCATGCGACAAGTTCCTGAGTGGGCGAAAGGCTTACCAGTGGACTGTGAAGGCGATGCAGCTGTTCACTATGGAGATTGTAAATAATGATACTAGATTACGTAGATGAACCAACTAAACCATGTAAAGGAGATGACATGAGCTTTTCGTACGCAAAGTATGGAATGTTTAGCATTCTAGGCTCAAATGGCTCGATTGCCTTTGATTGTGACACACCATTCTATTCTGTTACAACCGATGATGGATTGGACAAAGTGCAAGTAGACTCAGACTATTTTGAAGAAATCGTGCTTATGGCATCCGCTATGTTAGCTACACTCTCAGACCACAACAGAGAAAGAGCAATCAAACTTGCTAATGTTTTAAGAAATAGCACAGACCTTGTAGTTGAGTTAAATGACATAGACGAGCACATCAAATAAAAATATCTCATGAAATTGGAAGTGGAAAGGAGTATGATTATGACACCAAAATAGGAACAAAATATGTTGCAGAATGAAGTTACAATGCCGTTATCGTTTACGGCAATTAAAGCATTTGAACAATGCCCACAGCGCTTTTACCAAGAGCGAGTGTTGAAGAAGTTTCCTTACGAGCAGTCTGAAGAAGCCAAGCGTGGTGATATGATTCACAAAGCGTTTGAGAACTTCATCAAGGACGGTACTCCGCTCCCTGATTATGCAGAACCATTTAGAGATTGGGTTGAAGTTTTCGCTGAACAAGATGGCGATAAACACGCTGAGTTTAAAATGGCAATGGATTGGCAAGCGAAGAAAGTAGGCTACTTCCGTGGGAAGAATATATGGATTCGTGGACAGTTTGACTTGTTAGTAGATCAAGGCGAACATGCTGTAATGATTGACTATAAAACAGGTAAATCAAAGTTTGCCGACACAGGTCAGCTAGAGTTAATGTCTATTCTAACCTTTATTCATTTTCCTAAGATTAATAAGATTACAGGTGCACTTGTATTTATCGATGAAAAGAAAGTTATCAGAGATTCATACAGCCGTGATAAAATGCCCGAGTACATCGAGCGTTGGACTAATCGTTCAATCCCGATTGTGCAAGCATTGACATCCCGCAAATTTCCGATGAAACAATCGGGCTTATGTGGCTGGTGTCCAGTTATTGATTGCCCATATCACCCGGGAGGCTAAAATGGCAACCGCACGTAAACGTGATTATAAACGTGAGTATGCGATGTATCATGCTAAACCTGAGCAGATTGCTAACCGTGCAGCACGAAACAAAGCTCGTAAGACAATGGAGAAGGAAGTTGGTAAAGCCGCTTTAAAAGGTAAAGACGTCGACCACAAACGACCACTTTCACAAGGTGGTTCAAATTCCCGCTCTAACTTACAGATTACTTCAGTTAATTATAATCGCGGTGTAAAAAACCGTAAAAAATAATCTTGACTACTTCAACCAAAAGGGTGTAATATGTCTACCATCTCGGATAAAGAGCGGTATTTAATCGCTCGTGGCGATGTAGCAATAGTCGCTTTAAAAGCCGTTCTCAATCTTCTCGAACCAACGAGAGATACAAATGAACGCACCGCTACACAGTTACAAGCTGTGCAAGCGAAACAACCACAGGGCAACGTGACCTTGCTGTCAATCGTTACACAAGTAGCGACACAGACATCGTTATCGCTCACCAGTGCAACTGAAACAATTAAGCAAGCTCTACATGAGATTGACTACTTCTCGAGTGAGACCGAGCAGGAAAATTCTGAGAGCTCCGCTGTTTCAAATGTGATTAATGCGATTCGCCAATCATCCGAGATTTATGCAAATAAATCAGACGAAGAAATTAAACAGATTATAGGACTATGAGACATAACGTATTAGAAGTTTATGGCAATAACTCCCATCTGTTAATTAAAACACAACTAGCACAGCAAATAGCTATGTCAGTAAAAGGATGTTATCTGTCTGATGTATTAGGCGATGGGCAACGCTTATGCGTCCCATGGACTTTAGAAACAACGCAACAAGTTGCAAATTGGCATGTGCCAACACTGTCTCCAATGTTGCGTGATTACGACTTCGTAGGGCGATTTGAGCCATACTTGCATCAACTTAAAATATGCTCATTCTTATCTGCTAACAAGCGTGGATTTTGTCTAGCTGACATGGGAACAGGTAAGACAGCAAGTGTTGTTTGGACAGTAGATTACCTGTTTAAACAAAAGAAAATTAAAAGAGTGTTGATTATCGGTGCATTATCGAACATGAAATCGACATGGAAAGACGAGTTCTTTGCGATTAACCCACTGTATCAAGTAACCGTATTACACGGAGAACGGGAAGAACGGTTAAAACTAGCAAACAACGACGCTCACATCCATATCATTAACCATGACGGTGTAGAGATAATTCAAGAACGCCTTTTAAAAAATCATTACGATGTTGTAGTGATTGACGAGCTGACAGCATTTAAAAATGACAAGTCGAACAGGTGGAAAGCTGTGTTCCCGATTTGCCAACAAGCAGAATATGCATGGGGGCTAACAGGTACACCAATGCCTAACCAACCTGACGAAGTGTATGGGCAAGTAAAACTTATAAGACCCGACAATGTTCGTGGTATATCAGCGTTCCGTTTCAAAGAAATGGTTATGCGTAAAGTTTCTCAGTTCACATGGCAACCACGTTTTGATGCACATGACACTGTTGCACAGTACATGAGACCTGCTATAAAAATCGAAAAGAACGAAGTTCTTACACTACCGACAGTGACACATGAGTATGTAGAAGTTCCGCTTACACCGATGCAAGCAGAGTTCTATAAGAAAATGAAGAACGACCAGTTTGTCGGTAATGAAGATGTAACGATTACCGCAGTCAATGGCGGTGCATTAATGAGTAAGTTGCTACAGGTTGCGACGGGTGCAATTTACAACGATGCGAGAGAGGCAATGAAGTTCGATGTATCTCCACGCATTGAAAAGACGATTGAGTTGATTAAAGACGCTAGAGCACGTTCAACCGTGCAAGGTAAAGGTAAGACATTAGTGTTCGCACCTTTTAAACATACAATCGCAATGCTCGAAGAAGAATTAAGCAAACACTTTAAAGTTGCTGTAATAACAGGCGACACTCCCGCAAAAGAACGTGCAGAAATTTTCATGCAGTTTCAGACGGAAGATGAACCTGATGTAATTCTTGCTGTAGCACGGGCAATGTCGCATGGCGTAACCGCCACAGCTGCTAGCTGCATTATATGGTTCGGACCCGTGACCTCTAACGAGACATACCAACAGGCATGTAATCGTATTGACCGTCCGGGGCAAACGCAAGATATGAAAATATATCACTTACATTCTACACCAGTAGAAGAAAAGCTATATAAAACCCTACAACAGAGAAAATTATCTCAAGCGGATTTATTAAACCTTTACACTGACTTTGTCAGAGGACTCTAAGATGACTACCGAAAATTTACAACTTATCGACACTTCGCAATTTGATATTCCTACATTAGTTAAATGGTATATTGATTTGCGAGCACACAAATCTGACCTTGAAGCTTCAATCAAACCAGCAGTTGAACACACAAAACAACAGATGCAGATGATTGAAACAGAACTTACCAAGCGTATGAACGAGACTGAAACAGAATCAATGCGTACCGTAAACGGCACAGTTTCCAAAGTTTCAAAAACAAAATACAGTGTAATTGACCCATTCTTATTTAGACAATGGATGGTTAAAAACCCTGAAGTTGCAGCACAGATTGTGAACGGTCAAATTACACAAGGTGAAGTTGCTACATATATCGCTGACGGTGGCACACTACCTGACGGTATGGCTATCGACAACATTCTTTCTATTTCTGTACGTAGAGCATAGGAGCAATCATGAGTACAAATTTAGTAAACCCATCGCAGTTAGTTCCATTTGAACAATCTGCTGGATTACCCGCATACCTACAAGAAACGGGGTATCATTCAACACTTGACGACCAAGCAACAGGTATTTCAGTAGACCGTATTACAGTAGTAGACGGTGCGATTGTTACCGATGTTGGCGGGGTTCGTTCATCTCCATCATTATCTATCGATGTGGTGGTATTAGATGCACATCCAGTCGGTCGAGATACATACCGTGCTTATTACGAAGGCACATACAAAGAAGGCGAGTCATCCGCACCGACTTGTTATTCTGCAGATGGTAAAGTACCAAGTCGTAATGCAGAAAAACCACAGTGTTCTGATTGTATGAATTGCCCAATGAACGTAGCCGGTAGCGGTGCAAACGGTGAAGGTCGTGCATGTGGATACTTTAAACATGTTGCAGTTGCAGTTTATCCTGAACTCGACAAAGTTTACCGTATTAAAGTTTCTAGCCGTTCATTATTTAGCAAAGACATCAACGGTATTCCTAGCCCGTTAGGTGGCAATGCATGGGGTTTCACAAACTTCGCTAAACTATTGCAGCAATCTAAGACCCCGTGGGAAGTAGTTGTAACAAGAGTGAGCTTGCCAAAAGGTCAAACGCATGGTTTCTTCTTCACTCCAGTTGGCTACCTAAGTAAAGACCAATTTGAGAAAGTTAAAGAGTTGCAAAACTCACCTGCTATGCACGATGCATTGACTGTTGAGATTGATGCGACACCTGCTCAATCACCTGCACCTGCTTTACCACAAATTCCAACTCCGCCAGCACCTGTCGCACCGACACTAACTGGTCGTGACAAATGGTTAGCAAGTGCAACATTGCCACAAGCTATTAAAGATTGGATTGTGCAAGTGGACGATGCAACAGCATCAGCTTACTTGACAGCAAATTACCCTACTGAAGTATAAGGAACTTATATGAGCTTACAAACACTAACCCTAAATCTGTCTTTTAACGTGCACATCGGTGCGGACGGTACAGCAACAGTGTCGCTTAACACCGACAATAAAACCACTGTACCAGCACAAGCAGTTGTATCTGCACCTGTGACACATCAGACTACTAAGGCTAAAACTAAACCTGAGCCAAAACCTGAACCTGAACCTGCTACTATTGTCACAGAAGCACAAGAACAATCAGTACAGCAGACAGTAACAAAAGCATTTGACGATGCAGTGGCAACTACACCTGTGGCAACAGCTCCAGTTGTAACTCCGCCACCGCCTCCGCCACCTACTCCGACGCCGGCACCAGCAGTTACTCCACCGCCACCTCCGCCTCCGCCAGTGGTTGAGCCAGCTCCAGTTGTAACTCCACCGCCACCTCCGCCACCTCCGCCACCACCGCCGGTTGGTAAAAATCCTTCTAGCGAAGAATTACAGGCAGCGTACGAGGCTCAAAAAAGTTGGACACCAAGACCTGCTGAACCTGAGCCAACCTTTGCAGAGGTAAATGGATACATGCCACAATCGATGGCAACACAACCGCCACCAGCTGCATCGGCAGATGAAGCATCTGTAACACGTGACTCTAATATTAGAGCTACAGCAGCTGCTTTATTTGGCGGACATCATTAATCAGTGCGGGGGCAACCCCGCTTTATGGAGTACCTATGGCATATAATAAAGTACCAGCGACTATGATACGCTCTGCAATTAAGCAATATGGCGCGAAGTCACTAGAACATAATTCAATCCTACTTGTGGCAGATGCTAGACTTCCCTATGAAAGCATTGCAGAGTTATTGTTAATTTCTCCAGAGTCAGTTAAAGATGACTTATCGGGGGATAATCAATTACCTAAACAAGAACATGGAATTTTACACAACTGCTTAAATAAAATTATCCCATTGGGAATCGAGCGAGGCTTACTCCCATGCAAGGATAATGCACTTTCTACCGAAATTCTTAGAGTATTGGTTGAGATTTTAGGGCTTAAAAATCAAATTAGTGATTTACAAAATCAATTACAAAATCCATAATCTCCCTCTAACTTAAACCAAAAGGAAATACAAAATGTCGTTTTTACAAGACCTAACAAGTCAGGTCGGTCGCAATTTAATTACTGGACCACACAAGACTGAAGTACGAAAAGATGGTCGTCCTAAATGGGTAGAACGATGGGTTGATTTCAGAAACGAGCTAGAAACTCAAGCAGCTGTAGACTATGTAGCGGATGAATGTAAAGGTGTTTATTTTGCACTAGGTAGCTTTGCACCGGCAGGTAAAAACCGATACCGCAGGTTATCTGCTTATTGCACACATCTTAAAGCGTTGTGGTTTGATATAGACTGTGGCGAAGAAAAGTGGAAGAAACATGCCGGCAAAGGTTGCTATCGTACAAGGGAAGATGGGCAAAACGCTTTCCTAGCTTTCTTAGAATCTACGAAGTTACCACTCCCATCCTATGTTGTAAGTAGTGGAGCTGGCTACCATATTTACTGGCGATTTGAGAGAGACTTGCCAATCGATGAATGGCGTAGAATGGCTCTCACACTGAAGGCTATATGTGCTCGTTGGGGATTTGAAGCTGACCCATCACGAACAGCAGATGCATCGTCTGTATTACGTGTACCAAATACACAGCACCACAGTGGTGCTACGGTAGAAATAATTGCTACCAATGACTTAGTAACAGTCGATGCCTTTAATGCAGCTATGGACGCTCTAAGACCCTATATCCAAGACCCTGTGTTCACACAACAACAGGATATGTTGGCGGGCTTAGGTGCTAAACCTGACTTCGCTGAAAATGCTGAGACAACATTATCAGAGCAAGAGTTAAGTGTTCCTAAAAAATTTGCGAACATCATTCAACGTTCTGAATTAACCAACACAGGATGTAAGCAGTTGTATGAGATGTACCAACATCAAGATACAACCCCTGAACCGATGTGGGCTGCAGCATTAAGTATTGCAAGATTTTGTATTGATGGTAATGAATGGGCAATTAAAATCTCAGAGAATCACCCTGAGTTCGACCCAACATTGACCATTAGAAAGATGGAACAGTGGTCAGCACCTCGCACCTGTCTATGGTTCTCACAGAGTAACCCTGACGGTTGCAAAGGTTGCCCACACTTTACAGGTATCTCGCAACGCCCTACACAATCTCCGATTATGTTAGGTGTTGAAGAACGACTACCAGTTGTTGTAGAAGCACCGATGGCGGGCAACATCAATGACGATGAAGAAGGGTTCACAGAGACATTTATTATCCCTGAATACCCATTCCCATTCTACAGACCCCCTGCAGGTGGAGTATGGATACAGGATAATGAAGAAGGCGAGATAAATAACCGTCAAGTTTACGACTTCGACTTGTACATCTACGACCGTATTGGTATGGGTGCAGACAACAAGCCTAGATTTTGGGCTCGACAACATACACCGCATGACGGTGTGAATGAAATTGAATTGAGCAGTGATGATGTGTTCGGACCAATTAACACGTTACCGATTAAACTTGCAGCTCACAATATTTTATTACCACCTGAGACCAACACAGCGGAACTGTATCGCTACTTACGCTCTCAAGCTGCACAGCTACAGCGTACTCGTGCGATGACTAATCCACCTAGACAGCTAGGTTGGACAGCAAATGATGGCTTTGTTCTCGGTAAATGGGAGTTTACAAAAGCGGGTCGCAAGATGTCGCCAATCCCTGACACTAACATTGCTAGAAACTTTGCTGAAAGCTGTGAAGTTAGACGAGATGCAAACTTGCAAGTCGATAATTGGAACAAAGCTATCTCAGCTCTATATGGAGCAAAAGATGCAGCTACATACAGATTAATACTTGCAATGGGCTTCGGTGCACCTATTCGTGCACGGTTTGGTTCTGAAGTCGGTGGTGTGGTAAACATCTACTCTGAAGATTCAGGGTTTGGTAAGACCACATTAACTAAAGTTATCGCGGGTATTTTCGGGCAATCACCCGACCCGTTTGTACTACAAGCACAGCATGGTACGACTGTGACAGCGTTCTTCGAGATTATCAGTTATGTAAACAGTTTACCACTGACACTCGATGAAACTGGACAGATGGATACTGAGAGTCTTATGGCGTTCGTGCATACTTGTACAAGTGGTCGTGCTAAGGCTCGTGGTAGTCATCAGGCTAACGACATTAGACAGTCACTACCGGGTTGGAAATCTCACGTATTCTCTAGCTCAAACGTGAGTTTATGGAATAGAATCACAGAAGCTCGAGCAGAGAACGAAGCATACCTAATGCGTATTGTGGAAATTCCTGTAAGAGCATTGGAACAGTCTAAGGATAAGAACTACGGTGACGATGCAGTTCGTGAAGTACAGAAACACTACGGTGTAGCTGGACCGATATTCATTGAACATGTATTACATCATGCAGAGCAAATCCAAACCCTATGGATGGATGTGTCTCGCAGTTTAACAGAGCGATGTGCATTACACGGTAGACACCGTTTCTGGGGAGATATTATGACCGCTGCATGTGTCGGTGCTAAAGTGGCATATGATGCAGGTGTGTATCCTTTCAACCCACAGGAAGTATTTACCACAGCATGTAAATTACTTGTTAGCTTGAAAAAACGAGCAGAGACTAAAGTGGTTAGTGAGTTTGACTTACTCAGCGAGATGCTCGGCACATACATTGACTCAACCATCGTTATTAAGGATTCTAAAACATCAACAGTTCCGATCAGACAACCATTACACAGAGCATATATCCGTGTCGAGGTTGACGATGCTAAGATGTTTATCCAAAATAATGCATTACGGGAGTTTGCAAAAACACGGCAGTTTGGTATTGAACGCCTAGAGATAGCACTGGAAGAAATCGGTGCACAGCGTGGTGTACCTAAACGCATGTGGAGCAACTCAGACTTTAGGCAACATGATGCTCCAGTCCGCACGTGGTATATTGATTTAACATCTCCATTAGCGGTGGCGTATCTAGACCCTGACAGGTATAAAGATGATGAAAGAAACTCTAGCTCAAGTAGCAGCTCGACTTGACGAGGAGTTAGATAATATGGCTGGGGATGTATATACGTTCTCAGCTCTATTACCAAGCTCTGTAGATTATATGTCAATCCGTGAGATGGCATACTCCACTGTGGAAGGTAAAGGCTTACATATTGGAGACTTAGCGTGGTCGGTGCAAGATGAAACCACTGCAAAAATATTAATCGGTATCGGTAAGACAGCGAGTGCTTATCATACTTACTACAACATTATGGGACAGAGACCATGACAATTATTGTTTATAAAGATAACATTCTTGCATCTGACCGTGCAGAATATATGTACGGCATTGTGACTGGCACAAGACAGAAGGTGTGTAAGTTTGTAAACGGTGGTATGACATACTATGTTGGCGTCTCAGGCGATACTACAACTGCAGCTATTGTGTGCGACATGATTAAAATGTTCGCAGAGTCACGGCATGGTGATTATATACCGCATGAGTTCAAACTTATTGGTAACGAACAAGCCACATGGGTGGATAGAGTTATAGATGCGGAAGTATTCTCCGGCGTTCTTGTTATCACAAATGAACATGTTAATATTCCTGCAGTGTTTAATATATCTAAAGCACCATACATATTACCAATCACATCAGATGAATATGCAGTGGGTAGTGAAGATGCGGTGATTGCAGCACGTGCAGCTATGATGGCAGGTGCAACGGCAAGAGAAGCGGTTAAGATTGCATGTGAGCTAACAAATATTGCACAAATTAAGGGCAACGCAGACATCGACAGTGTTTGTGTTATATAAAAATAAAGCCCTGCTGTTACGCAAGGCTTTATGACTTCTACCAAAATGAACAAAAATGTCGCACAGTTCCCAAATCTGTACGGTGCGACTATAACATAGTAAAAAAGATAAAACAACTCATTCAATACTTTCGATGAGTATATCTTATTTAACATCAACAAAACATGTTATGGAGACAATACCTATGACAAATAACAATGTTGCGGATATTATCCGATCCTTTAGAGCGAAGCACCGACTCACCATGAAAGCTACTGCTGCAAAAATGGAAATTTCACCTGCATATCTCAGCATGATTGAGCAAGGTAAGAAAGGTGTAAGTCGTGACCGTTTAAACCCGCTTATTGAAATGTTTAAAGAGTACAATGAGCCAACAGATGAATTAATGCTGGCATATTATGCAGAAGCTAAGCTATACCGTGCAGCGACACTCCCTGTCGTTCTACGCAGAGTTATCTTCAGACTGGTTGAAAGTAATTTAACAGATGACCAGTTGCGTGAATTAGAGAGACAGATTATTGAGGCAACAGATGGCAAGTAACTTAAGAGAACTCGTTGCAAGAGTTAAAGAGTGTGAGTTAAACGAATTATCTTCGCTCGAGTTGATGTTCGAGCATATCGCATCTGTTCACCACTATATCTATTATGCGTCCGCACAAGACCGTACAACAGCAGAATATAAAGAGCAGTGTGCTTATTACTTCGTGTTAATTATTGCTTATCTCGCTCGTGCTAATGCATTAAACGATGCATTATTCACAGGGCTAGATAATATCGATGAAGCAATTAAATATTCAACTGCTGAAACTGGCATTGAATATAAAGATGTGAATAGAAAAGTTGCCACCTACGAGATGTTGGGTGAACTTGCTAACATCACATGGCACTTCTCAGCAGGTAGTGAACCTATTGTAGAAGAATACAGATTGCGAGTTGTTATGCTGACACTTGCATGTGCATTAAATTATGAAGTACGTTCAACTACTGATGCAAACCTTGCGGATTTAGTTGAAGAATTTTTAACAAAGAGAGGTAAATAATGGAATCAACGGCAAGTGCTGGCGAGTATTTTCAAGGGCTCGTTAAACAGTGGGCGGTAGACCGCAACTTAATCGAAGGCTCTAGGCCTGAAGCACAATGCGTTAAGTTAATTGAAGAATACGGTGAACTTGCGCGTGGTATTGCTAAACAGGACGAAGCACTGATTAAAGACAGTATCGGTGACACATTAGTTGTCTGTATTATTCTTGCAGCACAGCTTGGCAGTGACAGCTTTAGTATTGACAAGTTAATATTTGAGCGTTCTGAAGTAAATAGTGCTAATGTACGTGAGAAACTTGTGATGAACGGTGCAACTGAACTCGGTGCTATCTCATATTTTATTAATGTGACGAACCGAGACATCGACCGTTGCATTGGAAATATTTATGCATTATGCGATACGTTGGCAGAGATTGCATACTTGTATAAATGGACGTTGGCTGACTGCTTAGTTGCGGCATACAACGAGATTAAAGACCGTAAAGGTCGATGTGTAGACGGCATATTTATCAAAGAAGGAGATTAATCATGCTATTTCTTCAAGTAATTAGTAGTTCTAGATTAGGTGGACGCTTTTATCGAGAGTCATGGAGCAAGGGCGAGTATGCATTTGTCGTGCAAGGTGACAAGATTAAAGAAGTCATTAATAACGAGTATGGCAACGCAGGTCAAGATGGGCTAGATGTAAACAGCTTCTTAATGCGTAAAGATACAGAAGGTGCATTAAATGTCTACGTGCCAACGCTCGATGACTACATGGCAGACGACTGGAAAGTGGCAATTAAGCCATCAAGTTATAAATAAGATATGGTGTGTCGGAGCACCGGCACACTTCAAAAGGAAAATTATATGATACTAATTGACAAAATTGACATGGCATGCAAACAAGGTAGACCTGTAGAGCTTAGAAATGGGCGTAAGGCATACGTGGTTGGTAATGCTGAAAACTTCTTTCACCAGTTAGACTGTAATAAAGGTCCATTATGTAAGTATATTGGGTATTCTACGAGTGATGCATTTCCTGAAACCGTTGCAATTATGTCATGGGACGATTTAGGTAAGTATCTAGGCAAACTAATGCATGACCCCTATGACATCGTTGGGCTTTGGGACGAGAGCGATGAAGATACACCAGATGTGGCTCATGCTGTTAGAGCAGATAACGATTCAGGTATTACTGAAATTCATAAAGAGTTCAGTAAGTATGATTCAGGTTTGGGTGCAAGTATTGATAAACTTGTCGATGAAACATTAGCACTTAAAAATACAATGCTTAAACATCGTATTCGCCATGTGGAAGCAGAGACACGTTGTAAAGTTATCTCTGTCACAGAGATTATCAATAGCCGTGATGACTGTTACACCTACAAGTTTTTACTAAGCAATGATGCAGTTAAAACAGTGGCAATTCCTAAAACAACATTAGTGGGGCGTGTATAAAATGTCAGAATATAAATGGATTAAATGTAGCGAGCAAATGCCTGAACAAGATGAAGATGGATTTAGCCCGATAGTTCTCGCTACAGGTCCTAAAAAGCAAATACTACTTAACTACATGTTCAAAGGCAAATGGGCTATAGAAATGGATGTTACACATTGGACTATGCCACCACAACTACCAGAGGAATACAGATGAAGCAATTTAATTTAGAAGAAGCATTAAGTGGTAAACCTGTTATGCTTAGATGTGGCAGTAAAGCGTACGTGCTAGGCGACCTCAGAGACTTATTCCCGGAGAGTAAGGAAGTTAGATGCCTAATCGGTATAGATTCCGAAAGAGAGCACAGCAAGCAGTATAGTAGCATGATGCGATGGAAGTGCACTGGTTCATACTACGAGCATATTTACGAAAGTGAATACGACATCGTTGGCATGTGGCAAGAACCTGCAAAAACACAGGATAAAATCCTAGAAGAAGCATGGCAGAATAAAAGTAGAGTAACCAAAATAGATGCTGGTATGACAACAACTGTTGAAGTTGTAGGTAAAACAGCTGATGGTGAGTATATTGTTCGTAACCCTGTTGATGGTTCACTGGTTGAAATCAGCGAGTATGGTAAGTTAAATTGGAGACCATATGAAGAACCGAAAGACCCTATGCTCAACCCAAAATTAGCAACCTTGCGTTTACCAAAACCAATAAATCCAAAAGAAGGAGATAATTATTGGTACATTGACAGGTCTGATGGAGAACTACTTGTTAGCAGTACCATATACTCTAGCGTATTTGGTTTAGACAGAAATCGTCACAAGCAGGGTAACTGCTTCTCAAGTGAGTCAGATGCGAAAGCTTGGATAGATGCTTTAAATTTTGCACATACAGGTGAGGTAACAATATGCTAGGAAAAGTAATGAGTAAATCAGAATTTGTGGTTTACAATGCGTGTAAAGAGATGGTGAAAACTGTAGAATCACTAGCATCTAAAATTGGTGTAGATGCGGTCGAAGGCTCTATTATTTCAGAGTCAAATGGAGCTGCGTTTGTAAGCTTTATGTCTACGTTGAATGGTAACACTAAGTATGCAATGCATAAACTCGATGTGTTCGAGCTTATCTCGTTGTCGCCTGAGAAGCTACAAGCATTTATAGACGACACCGCAGGTCGCATGGTAAATGTAATCTATAACCAACATCATAATGACAACAAGATTCCACAAACGGAGGAATAATATGAACAAACTGGATATTGAAAAAGCAGCTTCGGTAGGCGATGAACTCGTCAGCAAGTTACTCGCTGCCGGAGCTAATCAGTTCGCCCATCTATCTGCAACAATCGCAGAGATTAGCGATTAAGGTGTGTGGATAGCGGTTACTGTAGCAACAGATGGTATGTCTCCGCATATATACAATCTAAAACTAGATGCTATAAAAGCAGATGACACGCATTATACATCTAGTCATCTAGACTTATTAGTTGCTAGTACAATCGAAAGTATGAAAGACATGTTAAACAGATATAATGCTGTGCATGAGGAGAAATAATATGAACATGGAATATTGGATTGGGGTTATACATGTTCTTAACCCCGTAAGTTTTACACTTGTAATCTTAGGTGCTGTAGCGACTGGATTTCTAATAATTGAACTCTATTCACCGGTACTCTTCAAAGATGCCAATAAGGTAAAAATGCCGATTATTGTAACTACTACAATCACAGTAGTATTTTTATTACTGCTTGTGTTCATGCCAAGTGCAGATGCAATCAGAGCGATGTATAGATAAGGAGAAACTATGCTATATCTAATTGTATATTTATTTGACAGATACGGAATGGTGTTGGGGGCATTTAAAGTAGTCACTGTAGTTGCAGTAGTGGCGGCAGTCATTGCAGCATTTACAGCATCTTTCTACTATGAATATGCTAGGGAAGATTCTGATTACTATTCACCGCTAGACAAATCATACTTTGAGATGTCAAAACGAGCATTCACTACTGCAGTTAAAGTTGGTGCTATCGCAGGTGTTGTAAGTGTGCTTGCACCGAGTAAACAAGGTTTAGCAATGCTAGGTGGTGTTTATGTCGGTCAGCAGGTGTATGACGGACTTAGTAAATCTGAGCTAGTTAATAAAGCTGTTAAAGTTTTAGATTTAGAACTCAATGGTTATTTAGACGAATACCTAAGCACCAACGCACCCGACACGCCAAAACAGTAGAATAAGATAAGCCCCTAGAGATAGGGGCTTTGTTTTATTTAGTTCCTACGACTCGTTCGAGCCAACTTTTTAAGAGGTCTTTAATAATTCCCGGCAAGAGTTTGAGCAGGACTTCTACTATCATCGCCCCACTCGCCCCCGCAACCACAGATAAAATACAAGCATACCAAATACTGAGTTGAGAAGCGTAGTGATATGAAATAATCGCACCTACATAAGTCCCAACACACGCATCTAATAATCTAACGGCAATGCTCTTACCGGCATCATAATAGGTCGTACCTTTAAATGCTCCGAGCAATGCTCCGAGTATGAGGAGACCAAACTCAATCGATTGTTGTGTAATCTCCATCTAAACCCTCACATCTTAATACATATACTGCTGCACCAAAATACCAAATGGCAAGTGCAGAACTCACTAACAACATAAGTGAGAGTGGCGGGTAATCCGTCACATACCCATTCGCAAAAATAACTTGAACAACGGTACTAGAAAGAAACGCAAACGATTTGAACATCTGTTTTCTATAGCCCTTTGAAATCGGAGCAAGAGCCCCGACTACAATAGCGGCAATAGCAAGAGTGATGAATGAAATCGGCTCGGCTTCCAGTGTCTTAGGGAGTGAAAAGTCGAGAACTTTAAAATAGTCCCCTAAAACTGCTAATAGTAAGATACTATTAATTGCAACAGACCCGACTAAAACTGCACGGGTATCACGCCCATAGAACTTAGAAAGAATCGAACATTTCATATGTTACCCCAATTTATAAGTGGTCAATAATGTTTCGAGCCTCGGCTTTCTCTGGTGCAATTTCTTCATCGAAGAAGAAGCCACTAACATGGAATGGTTCAACCGAGTATTCAGCTTTCTCAATACTGTACCAGTTTAAAGTAGGGTCGAAATCTGCCACTGTCAAGTTATGTAGTTTAGACACTTTAGTGCCTTCATACACTTTACCGTTAATATCAGTAAACTTGTAGTGGTAAGTTTTATCCATATCCAACGCAGCTTGGCGTTCTTCACTTTCAGTGATTACCAACTCCATATGACCATCATAACTTGCTGCAGTTAAGTATGCCTCAGCTTTACCTTCTCGGTATGGTAACTCAGGATATGGCAACTCAAATGTAGTCGCTAACACTTTATTGTGGTCGCCAGTATCTAAGAAATACTCGCTAGAAGTGACGGTAAGTTTCTTAGTTGCTAAATCTGCATTTGCCTCTTTAGCATTTGCATATTGGGCAAAAATACCTGTCTTATCAGTATAGTTACCTGCATTTACAGGTGAGGCTGGAACTACATAGCCAGACAATGCACTGGTTAGGTTAAATTGCCAGTAGTTAGTTTCTGCACCGGGAACGAATTTAACCCCTGAATCAGGTGTTAATTCCTCGTTAATTGGCTCACCACGTTTCTTCATCACTGCAACCTGAGCTGCCCACACTGCACCAGTCTCTACATGTTTAAGGTATTTATTTTCCTTAATATAATAATGTGTGTCGGTGTCTTGTAGATTGTAGCTGTCTAACACTTCAATCTCTGCACCCGGTGCACCTACTTTTTTACCAACTGGTGTTTCGACTTGTTTAACGGTTTTGTTATCCAAATCATCTTTAAAAATGACTACCACTGTCATATATTAATCTCCAAAAAATCCTACTAAATCTACAGCATAAGAACGTCCAGCTCTTAAACCTTTACCGTAGATATTTCGGTTGTTGCTGTTGTACCAAATTGTTCCGCCATCCCAAGTTTGAGCACTTGCTTTGTCTAAATTATTTGGTGCATCTTCAGGTAGCTTAAATATTACTGAACCATCAGGAATATCTCTAAGCACCTTAAATTCTAAATGTGTTTTACCTACACCGTCAAACACAGATAACATTCTAAATTGAGGGTCTAGATACGCACGTGGATTTTCAGTAGTCATAAATTCTTTGTCTAAAGCAAATTCTGCCATATACCAGTTATAAGCTTTAAGTACACGAACTTTACCATCTTCTACTGTAAAATCTAAAGGGTGAAACTCTGAAATCTCTGCTACTTTCATCTATACTCCAAAGGGGGATTTCTCCCCCGTATTAGATTATTTAGCAAGTAAGTAACCTTTAGTATCACCCGCTAAGTTTTGTACTTCTTCACCTTTAAGCACTTCGAGCAACGCTGCCTTAGCTTCAGGTGATTTAAGTAATTCAATCACTGTATCTTTGAAATCAGGTAATGCTTTGATTTCAGTCCAGTAATCTGCAGCTGCTTTAGGTGCATCAACAAATTTAGCTAAATCTGCTTCTAAGATGTCGCCATTAGATAACGTTAATTTTAGTTTGTTATCTTCGGTTAATTCTGCACCTTTTAATTTCACATCAACCGCTTGCGCAGGTAATGGTAATTCTTCAGTAGTTTCATCAGACTTGGTAACTTTAATTTTGTTATCAATAATCTCTACCTTAGTAATTACAACTCTGGCTTCAGGTAATGTTACTTCACCTTTTAAACCGTCATCGGTGCGGGTGAATTTAACATTACCAGAGTTATCTGGTTTAACTTCAAGATGGTCGTCTACTACTTCTGTGGTTTTACCAACTTCAGGTTTTTCAAAAAATTGAATAACTGCCATTTTATATTTTCCTATTTTAAGGGTTGTAAAATGTAGCCCCGCAGGGCTACGGTTTATAAGTGGTCGCCAGCTGGAGTAAATACTTGAGCTGGGTAGGCTTTAAATTTGACTTCACCAGACCAGTTTTGAATATCTACTAACTCGTCCTTACGAACATATGCTCTAGTATTAATTCTGTCGCCAGCAGGTGCATCTTCAAGAGCTTTAATACGTGCTTCTAGTGCAGATGGGTCAAAGACAGTATCTTTATCTTCTTTATTCTGCAATGCAGTAATCAGATTGCGAATAGCAGTGTCATCGTACACTGTATCTTTATCTTCTTTACCTTCTAGAGCTGCAATGCGACCGATTAAAGACTCAGGGTCAAAGACCGTATCTTTATCTTCTTTCGCTTCTAATGCAGTTACTTTTTCTTGTAACTTAGCAATAGAATCTTTTAGAGCTTTAATTGCTTCTGCATCGGTTGCATTGCCACCTGCCTCACCTTCCTTACCGCAGACACAAGGGTCTAATACACTCATGTCTGCTTTGAAGAATGTGCAGTCGTCAAGAGCAATAATAAGACTGTCGCCAGCTTTAGAAATGCTCACAACTTTACGTTCATCGCACTGGTTGGTAGGGCGGTTTACACCGCCACAAGTTGAACAGCCAGCACCTAATCTACGGCTTCCTAAGTTCATTTATTACTCCTCGATGATTACATCTAAGTATTGAGAACGAATACTGTCAGTAGCCTTAGCGTTTGCACTTACAGAGATTTTGTTTGTTGTAAGTGTTACTAAACCACTCGACAACGCTGGTTGAATATCACCCCAATTAATATCCGCAGACGCAGGGATTCCAGACTGAACGGTTAATACTACTTTCTTGTTCCACGTTCCTTTAGACGCTGATAGCTTGTCTCTACCGCTAGGGATAACATTGACTGTCTCTAACATAGAGTCAATACTTTTACCAGTTTCAGTAGCTGTAACTACGTTTGTCATAACAGCGTCTGTAACATTTGTTACAGTAACCCCTTTAAATAGCATAGGTGTTGTTGCTGCTAGATACCAAGTCTGCCAGAAGCAGTTTTTACCACGTGGGCGAGCTGCGATAATAAGCGACTTAACATCTTCTGTAACAGTTAAGACATTATCACTGTCTAATGGAAGCGACATAACCTTACCTAGCAACGGGTCGGAGTCGAACGTGAACACCGTATCAGGGTCTAGACGTGTATTGAAAATATTTTGTGTACTTTGTAGACGCGCGCGTAATGGCTCATACGTATTAACACGGTCACCAACACCAACGCCAATATTTCTAGGTGACAAATCGTCCACCGTTACACCTGCTGCTAAAACTGTGACATCGCTATCAAATTTTAAGCGCAAACCTTTTAACGTACGCAAGTTTTTAAAAATATTTGCACCGTACTGTAAGTCTCCTCTATCTACCGATAGTGGAGATACGTTGTATTTGCGACCATCACCATTTCTATAATCATTAGGTTGTTGTGCTAGCACTGTATTTGAACCTAAATCCGTCAATGTAATAGGTGGGCAACCTTCGCTTACAACTGCCGTAGTTTTAGTAATCGCACTCAGGATAAGAGTTGCGTTGTTATTACCTAAGTCTTTATCAAACGAAGTATTAGGGTTTACAGACGCTGTAAACTGGAAGTTACCTTGTTTCTTAGGTGTTACAGTGAAACGTACGTTTACCACACCACCGCGTTTAAGACCTTTGATGTTGTACGTTAAATCATTAACTTTCTCAACCGTAGCCGCTTCAGTTTGCGAGAACGTAACATTCTTAATCTCATAATCCTCAATATTTGCTGGTCCTACGATGTTTAAGTTGGTTAAATCATTCTTACCTTCGCCTGTGTTGGTTACCGTTACAACCACATTGTAATCTTCGCCAGTGTAGATGTTAGTCTTATCAGCATTAATACCAACGCCAATTTCTTGGAAGATAGAGTCTAACGCTGCTAAACGTACACAACGACCGTCTTGTTTAGCTAACACAACTGTGCCTTTCTTCCAGCCTACTTGCGGAAGTGCGTCAATCGCATCACAGTCTAAACCTTTCTGTACTGGTTGCTCAGGAAGATTTAACTCGTACACCCATTTACCCCAACCATCAGGATTTCTAAGTGTACCATCTTCGTTCATACCACCGTCATTAGAGCGTACCCAGCCGGATTGTTTGCCACCTTCCACACGTGTATAGATGTACTGAGTTACCTCAGAACCAGTAGCAATCTGCCAACCGTTGAAATCTAACTCAATGCCTTCTACCGCTTCTGACTTAGCATTAACAGCGTTAGATGTCTCAACATCAGTTTTATCTAATGCAACTGGTACACCGAGTGTCGCGCTATCTGATGTTGCACTGTATAAACCGGTGAAACAGGTGTTGCCTAACTGTTTAAGTGTGCCATCGCTCGCTTCAAGTGCACTAAGGTTTGTAGCTACTGCACATTTTTCTTTGATAACTTCAAGTTTACCATCTTTCAAACGTACAGATTTATTATCTACATGTTTAGATAAATCAAACTCTGCCGGCTTTTCAATCTCAACAGTAGTGCCGTCTTGGTTAGTAATTACAACTTTACCGTCCGCTTCTTTAGCAGCTTTTACCTTAATTGCTGGTACTTCTACAGTAGAACCATCTTGGTTTGTAATTACAACATCACCGTCGGCTTTCTTCACAGCTTTCACTTTAATTGCTGGAATGGTAGCTAATACTTCTTTTTTACCATTAGCAACTTCAATGTCGCCATTTTCTTTTATAGTGAACGTGTACTCTACAGGCTCAGGAATGTTGAGTTTAATCTCATAGCTGTCGCCATTTGTAGTCGTAAATTTAGCGATTTTAGTTTTAGCATCGTAAGTCACGCTGTTTAACACACCATCTGTTAGTCGTGCTGTGGTATCTAATACAGTACCGTCAGACATGAGTAACGAGATTTTGTGTGAACCATTTTCTTGTTTCTCAACGGTCAATGCTTCAGGTTTAACTAAGCAAATGTCACCGTTAGTAATTAATTGACATACTGCATCGCCTAATAAGTCACATGTGAGAACACGTGAATCACGCCATAAGCGCTTGTCAGTACAATCCACTAAACCTTCTTGTAATTTACCTTCATCAATTAACTGACGAATAATGTCCTTCACAATCAGGTGTAGTGAGCTAAGGTCAGTCCCACATTTTGTGCAACCCATTATTTACTCCTTACTTGTATTCTTCTCTAATGGCTTCAGCGATAGCTTTTGCAACTAACCAGCGTTTCTCCATTAGAACCTTCATTTCTGTAAAGTTAGAGATAAAGCCTAACTCCACAATTAAACCGCCAGCAGAAACAAACGCAAGGCGTTTATGCTGACCGGAATCTTCAGGCTTCCAGCCGTCATCACCACGAAGCACCGACTCTGTTACAGACTGAACCGCTTTAGCGATTTTCTGTGAAATACGTTTACGGTTATCGCGTGATAACACCTCGATGCCACGAGCTGTCTTATTCGTACTTGCGTTCAAGTGAAACTCAACTGCAAGGTCAGAACCCGGAATGAGTCGAACAGCTTGTGCAAGTGGTGCGTTTACACGACCTTCGCCATCTGTTACAACATCGAAGCCCCAATTACGTAGATAATATGCAACATAGTTACGCATATCTGCCGCATAGTCAGCTTCTTTATAACCATCGGACACTGCACCCGGGTCGGTGTTAGAGTGTCCTGCTGTAATCACAATACGTGTCAAAATAATAGTCCTACGGTTAGTCCAATAACAACACCTACAGCGATGCCACGCCATAAGGCACAGCACCAGCAGTAAGTCTTAAATTCATCAACTTCGCGAGTATCAACGGTAATCTCAGCACTTTTATATACTTTGACTAGCCACTCTGATAACTTGCCAATGGGTGAGGTGTCGTAGCAGAACACCTCTTTTAATTTACTCATCGATGTCATCCTCGAGTTCTTCAAACAATTCTAACATGTCTCCATACGCCTTGCGTCTCTCTGCTCCCATAATATCTAGTGCGTTATCTGCTTCTAACATTGCATCTACATCGCCAGCCTGTTGTGCAGAGATTTTTTGACGCATCGCTCCTGCGAATGTCATACCGTTATAACTGATGCCACGCTCGAGTTTATCGAGCTGTTTTTCTAACACAACAAGTTTATTCCATCGTGGGTCTGCTTGCAAGTCTGCCTTACTTTTCACCATGTTATAACCGTCTGTGCCACGTGATAATTCTGATTTTAAGTCAGCCACCTTTTCAGCAACTTCTTTTTTCAATGCTTGATTATCATAGCGAGGGATAAATCCATTCAGGAACACTTTACCAAATGTCTCTGCTGCACCTTCTCCTCCCTCGTAGCCACGGATTAATTTTAACATAGCTGAGCCCACACCACCGAGAGATTGTTGGAACATATGTGTAATTTCTGACGATGACACATCAAGTCCAATTCTGCTCAACTGTAATGCGAGTTCTTTTGCAACATACGGGTCTGAAATTTTAGACTTCATCCAGTCAGGTGCATCTTTAATGCGTGAGCCGTCCGCACGGTATGCATATTCATTCACAATACGATTACCGAATAAGTCACGGTTTAAGATGTTCTGCATAAACGGTTGCAACACAGTTGGGAACGCACCTACAACTAGGTCATCACCACGTGTCATATCTTCACCGAACTGTAATGGTACAAACACTTGGAAGATATTATTTGCAACAGAGCGTACAGCATCTGACATCTCAATATCACCTTGTGCACCATAGTGCATTGCACGTGCAAGTGATGTAATCCAACGGAGCTCATGTGGCATCTGAATACATGCTGACATTCCAATGCAGAGAGATGACTCGGTGAGTTTAACTCTCGCACCCATTTTCTTGCCATCTTCATCATCGCCTAACTCACCATCTACTGCAGCGAGTGATGCAAGTGAAAGTGCGAAAATCATCGCTGCTGCCTTCACACCATGTGTACCGTGAGATGGGTCGAACATGTGGACGAATGTACGTGCACCGACCATACCTGCATTGAAGAACATATAGAGTGAGCGTAGCGTCGTTGCACCACCTTTGATTTCAAAGTTACCTGTAATGTTCTTAGAACCATTAATTGCCTGTTTCTTAATTTCAGGGTTAGCTTCTAAGAAGGATACGAGTGACTTCGCATCTGCGAACTTATGTCCAGCTTTGTGCTCTACAAACTCCATGAATGATGCAAATCGAACGCTATCTTCAAGAGCATGTGAGATTTCACTAATTTTCTGAACACCTTTCTTCGCTGTGTTCACCGCCATATCTTTAGCAGTTAAACCTTTATTAAAGGTATTGTCTGCAAGCCAACCGTTGTATTCTTCAAAGTCCATGCGGGCGTTCATTACAACACCGCCACCATAGCGTTTAAAGATGTCATATTGCCACTGACGGTTGCCAGTCCATTTACCTTTTAAGATTGCAGGTAGTGATGATACTGCACGTTTAACTACTAATGGTGCAAGTCTCGCGGCTTCAGCATCGGTTAATACCTGTTTACCGTTCATTGAGCGATACGCAGCTTGCATATTAACTACCGCAGTTGCAAGGTCACGTGCATAAGCCACCGGTAAGAAGCTCGGTGACAACGTTGTACGTACGGTAGACATAAAGCGAGTAATATTACCTAGCACCTTCCAAATTGCCGCTCTATCTTCCCAATTACGGGTTGAGCGATATGCTCTTTGGATTGTCGGGTCTTTGATGGTAAGTGTGTATGGAATACCATTTTTAAACACTGTCCATGAAGTACCATCTGACATGTTAGGTGCTCGCCATTGCATACCGATTGAGTCATTCTTACCTACGAACTGAGTTTGGTTCACAGTAAATAATGAACCGAGTCCATACTCTTGCCCTGCTTCTAGCAAGTATTGGTTCTCACGTTGGCGTAGTGCATATGCCACACGCATATCCGCATGAGCATAGTAGTTAGTGAATGGGTCTTTCGCAGTTGTCATACGACCACGAGCCATCTTGTTAAATGCTGTCTCTTTGTCCCATTCATTCTTCAACGGAGCATAGAACACGCCTTTACGTTGCTCATAAGTCTCAGTTGAAATTACACCGCTCGTATACTCTAAGTCAGTTAATGTGTCATTCTGTGCAATCCACATTTTAATGAACTCATCAACTTGACGGCTTTGTTCAACATCGAGACTTGCGAAGAATTTAGAACCATCTTCATCGGCAACTTTATTACCGTTCTTATCAGTAAATTTGAAGCCCGACACGTGGTTCGTATCACGCCAATGTTCACCTGTATATGGGTTAATACCGCCCGGATTTTCAGCGAACTGACGAGAACGTTCACGTGCCATCGCTGCATACACAACATCTGAGGTAAATTCTTTTGTCCAACCTAATTTCTCAACATAATCTGTGATGAGTTTTTTATGGTCTAGACCAGTTAATTTACCAATGCCACTCTCGGTCATGTAGTTGTTGTATTCTGCACGGATAATGTTTGCTTCATTCTGTAAGTCTAAAGACACATTATCTTTGCCGTATTTAGCTACAGCCATGCGGGTTGCCCACGTTAGCATCACATCACGGTCTTGCGTGTAATATTCTAACTTCATCGCAACGCCCACTGCATTGTCTAAGAAGTTATCTGCGGCTTCTTGACCTGAGATTGTCGCCATCCAGTCACGCAATTTAAGTAAGGTTTTTGCTAGTGCTGGGTGTAATGCCCATACCTTCTCAATTTGTTCATTTACGTGTTTGGTGATGCGTGTATTACCGTTGCGGTTCAACACCATATAATCTAAGCCATTTACACGGTCTACGAGTTGAGAGATTGTTAATCCATCTTCTTGCACCCATTCTGCTAGATTGTTAGGGTTGCGGTATGACAAGCTCCATGTGTCACGGAGATTGCCATTGTCGTCCACTTCACGATATGCACTGGCTTCTGCTACAGCTGGTCCTTCAACACCTGTTCTACGTTTGAACTGGTAGTATTGAATACCTTTCTCATGGGCTAAGATGAAACGTGTTTTATCGACAACTTCATCTTTCACCTTGCTACTTTTAAGCAGTGATGTGCCATTACTTACTGCTCTATACGGAACAGAAGATAATAACTTCATTCCGTTCTCAATGAACATGCCAACTGCATCTACATCAGTTTTACGAGAGAATCCTACGAACTCTGCAATCTTACGCAATAACTGACGCACTCTGCCTTTCACTGTGTGTAAATTAACACCGTCAGCTTGCGATACTGCATCTGCAACTGCTCGTCTGAATGGGTCAGATGAGAACATCTCTGATGCAAACTCAGATAATGCATGGTGTGAGTTTTCATCGAACGACAAGCCATACGGCACGACAGAACCATCTTCTGCTTGCACTTTAGCAACTTCTGAATATCGTGGGTGATTAAATACATCACTACCACGCACTTTATTCATCAATGCTTCCATGTCAGTCAATAGACTTAAATCTTGCTCAGTTAAACCAAAGTCAGCTGGTGTAACCTGTCTACCTTGAATACGTGCTTGTTTATAGTTGCTGTAAGCAAATGCACGTTTGTTCAAGAACGCGTGTGTCGCTTCATGTACAAGTGTGTGCACTTGGTCATTAAATGTCATGCCGTTACGGAGATAAACCGTTGCAGTTGTGCCATCGTATGCTCCTTGTGAACCTTTGCCGTAGCGGTCGTTCATTTCTTCGTCTGACAATACACGGAACTCAACTTCATTATCCATCGCAAGTTGTTTAATGCGACCGATAACACGTGCTGAAATCTCAGATGGTGTAAACTGTGACTCAATGTGCTCTAATGCCTGTGAAAGCTTGTTGGTGTTACGGAGTGTCGCACTTGATAACTTACCTAAGTTCTCATTCGCCATGTCTGCACGGAGATTAGATACTACTGGAGACTGATGACCATCTGTCATTAAGTAAATGTCTAACTCATGTTTAAAGGCTGTCATCGCAAATGCTTCTTGCGGTGTAAGATTATCAGACTCGGTGTTCACATATTCATTAATACTTGCACTTACTTTAGCAAGTGATTCTCTACCATAGGTGCGAGTGAATGTGTTGAACTGGTCCATGTCGTTGCGTGATTTAACACCGAACGCATCTAACAGCTCATTCATGTGCCCACGGATTTGTCGCTGCATTTCAGGTGAGCGTGTACCGTACATAATTGTGGCTAGTTCGGCATCATTTTTTACCATGATGCCTTTTAACAAGTCTGCTGACCAATCTTTAAAATAACTAGGCGACAATTTAGCACTTCCGACATTGAGAATGTCTAAGAGGTCGAACGCTTGGTTTCTGCGTTTGCCTTTCGCATTTGTCGCCCCTTTGAAGGGGCTTGCGACTTTCCCGTGAAATCCTCCACAGGTTTAAGACTATTTACTTTTGTTGCTGCATCGATAGCACGTTTGCCAGCTTGTTTCATCACACCTACTGGTGTGCCTGTTGAGATTGCAGATACAATCGCATTTGCTTTCTCTTGCAATTCAGGTGGCATATTTCTGCGAAGTGAGTTAATACCTTCAACACTTGCACGTAAATTTTTAATATCTACAGTGTCTGTTACACCTGCTTCTTTGAAGAAATCTTCAATCTCAGCTTTAACTGTTGCACGTTCTTGTGGTGTCCACCATAAGCCATCATTCTCCGGTAAACGGTCTTTAACACGTTTGTAGTTATTAGACAGCTTGTTCGGACGGTACTCTGTGAATAATGTGTCAAAGTCTGCATTATATGCGGTAGCCCGTGCTTCAGCCTCGGACATGTCTTTCTGTTTTAAACGACTCGCATAGGCTTCTTGCATATCTCTAACAAGAGCATTGTCCTGTTCAATACGCACTTTAACTTCTTGCTGTTCAGCACGGGTTAAGTTTTTAACGGCTTGAGCACGAGCAATTCTAGAAACAACATTATCTAATCTTCCGTCACGTGCTTGGTTTAACCCATCTAATTCAGCTTGTTGTGCAAGTCTGTCGGCTTCTTCTTGTTTTCTAGCTGCTTCTTGTGCGAGACGCTCTTTATTCTTAGCATCCGCAAGTGCTGCTTTCTCAGCTGCAACTTTAGCTGCTTGAGCTTCTTTCTCAGCTTGTTGTTGTGCTTTCGCATCTAACTTCGCTTGTTCAGCTAGTTCTTTCTGACGAGTATCCCATGCTTTCTCAGCCTGTTTAACTTTCGCAAGGGCTGAACGTAATGCACCTTCGTTACCTGCATCTGCTGCACGTTTAAGTGCTGTCTCAGCGTCAGAGATGATGAATGGGTCATTTACTTCTGCACGTAAACGAGTTAAGCGGGTATCAGCGTCATCATAGACAGCTTGTGCAGATTGCGTTAATTCATCTGCTCGGTAGTCCATGTGCTTGTCTAAGTTGCGGTTAAATACAACCTTGCCGTTCTTCTGTGTACGTGTGAACTGCTCAGGCATAGTATCTACGCCAAGCTGCTGTAGAAGGTTCGCTTTCGCACGTAATGTACGATTACCATCGCCCCAAGTGTTTGCTAAGATGTCACGTTGCTCATCAGTCAATTCTTCTGAGTTCATCAACGCTTCATATTGAGAGTTTAAATAGTCGTCATATTCTCTACGAGCACGGTTTGTAGCTACTTCATTACTGTCGATAGCAGATGCACCGAACTCTGTACGCAAGTTATTTAACTCGTCATCGGCTTCTGCGGTACGTGTTGCATTATTTAGTGCTTGTTCATATTCCGCTTCACGTTCAGCTTTCTCTTGTGCCGCATCTAACTCAGCTAGTGTTGCTCGTTTTTGTGCATCTTCTTCAGCTCTAATGCGAGCTTCTTCCTGTGCTTGAGCTTCTGCTGCGGCTTTTTCTTCTTCCGCTTTTACTCTATCTTCTTCGGCATATTTGGCTTTTGAAGTTTCATAATCTGCTCTGCGTTGCAGGTCACCTTGAACACCGCCAAATGCACCGTTAGCTACACCTGCAGTAGTACCACCGAGTGCTGCACCTAATAAACCACCAGTAGTTGCTCTGCGTAATACTTGTTGTTTAACGTTCTCAGGTACTTCGTCCCAATTACGGAATTTACCATTTTCATCGATAAGAGCTTGAGCAGCGTATGCACCGAGACCTTCTTGCATTGCTTCTTCTGCACCTTCATTGACTCCGCCTTTGATTGCGTTTTTAAGTGTGCCACCTAAGCGTTTACCAGCTGCACCCATAAAGCCAAGTTTCTCAAGAGTCTCAATAGATTCTCGTGAAAGTGTTTTAGCAGCTTCCTTAGATAAACCCCATTTAGCAACTTGGTTCTCAATGTTGTGTGGAGTAATTTTGTTTGCTGCTGCACCGCCGATGAACGACATTGCAACTGCAAGGCGAGCTTCAGGTGATGTAGTGTCGATGCCACGCTCTGCTAATTCATTTGCAACCTGACCACCCACTGACATACCTGCATAGGTAGGCATACTATTACCGATTGCTTGACCAGCAGCATTTACACCTTTAGATAACGTTTCTGCACCAACTGCAGATAAACCCTTACCTGCAAGTTTAGCTGTACCTTTGGTTAATAGCCCGAAACCTTTAGTACCTGCAATCATTTGTGCAGCTTCACCGCCTAACATAAGCGGGTTATCTGCTGCAAACTTAGCGGCATCTTTATAGCGACCTGCTTCCATTAAACGATAGAAATATGCTTCACGGTCACGTTCTGCGTCGCTTGCTAAACCTTTGCCGAATTCTTCGCCCGATTTACCAACATACTCTAACCCTTTAGATACAATATTGTCGTTGCCAAATGCGGGTTTTAATAAACCGCCAGCACTGGTGAATAGCCCTGCCACACCTTCAACAGCATCACCAGCCACGTTTTTCAAACGGTCTACAACAGCACTCTCAGCATCTTCTTTTGCTTGGAAGTTTGCGGCATATAGATTACGACCTTGATTGAAGAACGCGTCTTTTGTGCGTTGTAGTTGTTCGCCTGACTGTTGTGCTACATCGGGGTTAGCTGCAACATAGGTGTTCCACTTATTCTCTAAAATTGGGTCTGCGAAGTCATACTGACGCTCTGCCGTGCTCAATTTCATATAATCTTCACGTGTCATTCCACGTTCTTTGATTAATTTAGATAATGCAGATTCAGGGTCATCTAACGGAGAGACAGCTTGTTGTGTCTGTTGTGGCTGTTGCGGGTCTCCGGTTTGCACTGTAGTGCTATTTAGTTCCGCTTCTCTACGTGCAAGTTCAGCTTCACGCTGTGCTTGTTCACGTGCAATAGCATCTGCATAGTAAGACTGCTTTAAATCTTCGGCTGCCTGACGACGGGCTAGTGCGTCATTGACGAGCGTTCTCATGGAACGATTCATGCCGTTTACTGATTGTGTCATAAAATCTCCAATAAAATGGGCTACCTAATTAGATAGCCCTTATTGTAATCGTAGTTGATTAAAATGTCATTTAAAATCCGTTGTGAACGAAGTTTGGAACAATCGGAGCAGATGGTGTTCTCCACTCGTCAGGTCTACGGATTCGATACCCACCTAATGCATCCACTGTGTTATACACAACTGGAGTTGAGCCCATTGGATTTTGGATTTGCAGTGGGTCTTGCATCGGTTGTTGTGCTGGCATACCTTGCAGTGCATTTAAACTCGGACCCGCATCTGGACGCTGGCGTGGTCGGATATTATCTCCACCGCCATTAGCAACCGGCATTGGTGTAGTCGGCTGACCATTCCACTGATACTGACCGCCTAATGTACCTGCAACTTTATTCACGGCGTTATACATATTACCGATTGAACGTACATAGTTAGGGTCTTCTGCATATCCGCCAGCTTTTAATGCCATTGCATATTGCTGTGGTGTTTGTGCACCGAATACACCTTTGTACTTACGACCCATTAGACCTACAAAATGGTCGTAGTAATCTTGGTCATTAGCAAAGTTTCGGAATTGTCTACGGTTGCCATTATCGTTCGCCCATACACCTTGAACACCTTTACGGGTCTCCATGATGTTGCCATAGTTGTGAGCACCTGCGATTGATTTACCCCAATTTGATTCTAGAGCCATCTGCCCTAGAATGTTAAACGGGTGTGTACCAATTTGCTGTGCTGCTCGTTCCGCCAGTGGTAAGTGTTGGCGGTAAAAGGCTTGTTGTTCCTGTAATGTTGCCATTCTATTATCCTAGAACCATTTAGTATCAATACCAGTTTTATTACCACCGGTCAGTGTTTGTGGGTTTTTACGACGCTCTGCTTCTTCTCGAGCTTTCTGTTTACCAGCCTCGCTCTGATATGCTTTCTCCCATGCGAACTGTAATTGTTCTTGTGGAGACATCTTAGATGCATCGCCATATTTACCACGTTGCAAGTCGTACAAGATTTTAGCTGCTTCAGTTTCAGCTTTCATTGAATCTACGGTTGTGTCGTACATTTTGTTGTTGAACTTGTAGTCATAGTCGTTGGCGAGTTTACTACCGCTTCCATCACCTTTAATCGCTCCGTATACACTCATTCGTGTATATTCAGGTGCTATACCGCTGATGTTTTGTCCGCCAACGTTCATGTTATATGAACCGTCTGAGTTAGCAGTTACTGAACCAATGCCGAGTGGAGTATATCCAAATGCACCGTTAGACTGATAATTACCACCTGCAGTTAGTGCGGTGTCCATAAGTCTAGCTGCCTGTGCATCTGCGGCTTTTGCATACTCAGGGATTGTAATAGCTGCTGCACCACGACCTTGACCGTTGCGTAACATTTCTTCTGAAATTGCTTGATAACGAGCTTCATCTGCTGATGCTCCGCCTTGCATAAGTTGTTGCATACGACCTGCAATATTTTGTTGTGCTGCATACGCGTTCATCTTATCTGCACTTTGCATTGTAGCAGTTACGGTGTCAAGACCACCTAAGTCTTTCTTACCTTGCATGATTGAGCTAAATGCTAGCAACTCACCGAGAGATGGTGCTCGTTTAGGGTCTGCATATAATGCGTTCATTGCACCATATTGTAGCCCACCGTTATCTCCACCGAACTCTACTGGAGAGATTGTAATCTGTGCTCCACCTGCATTGTTAGGTGTGGTAAAGCCTGTAGATGGAATATAACTACCACGAGAACTAATCTGTAATGCTGTGTCTTGTGCAGGTTGTTGTGTTACAACTTGCTGTGTAGATGCGGTTGTTCTAGCTACAGGTGAGGTTGCATGTGTTGTAGTTGTTCTAGCCGGTTGTGCTGCAGGTTCTCCAGCTAATACACCAATGGTGTTTTGACGTGTTCCTTTCACGCTAGGCTGTGTAGTCGGTTCTTCCATCGGAATTGCACCGTAAGGACCTACCGCTTTATAAGTCCCTAACTGCTCCTTAGTTGGGTCTGCTACTTGTTCACCAGCTGCGATACGTAATGCGTTTGAAACTGGCTTGTTGTCGTAGCTAACCACCAAGTTCTTTTTATCTTCCGCTAGTTTACGTTCATATTCTTCGGGGCTTTCCTGTGCGAGAGTACCATTTCTATATGCTTCAGAAACTTTAGGGTCTACCACATTATAGAATGGGTCAGTTTTGGACAATGCACTTCCATTTACAGTGTTAGTTGGTGTTGGAGCTGGTTTACCGTTCAACTGTGTAATGCGTTCTTCCTCATCCATGTATGGAGTAAGCTTAGAGCTTAATGCGTTGATATACTCGGATGGTGCTTTTGCTCCATATAGCATGCCTAGCAAATCTTCATTTGAATAAATACCGTGCCCCGGTCTGTAGCCGGGGAACATGCTGTTACGTACTGACTCTAACGATACACCCTGTGTGTTGTCAGGTAAGTTGGCGTTGATACGTTCCATCTCTGCTTGTGCGACAGCATTGGCAACTTTATCAAACTCTGCACGGTTAGCTAGATTAGCTGCGGCATTTTTCTCACGTGTATCTGCAATGATTAAGTTCTCACGATTATCCATATTTCTGTTGTATCTATCTAAGTTTGTGTGGTCTGCTCCACCTAAACGAGAGATACCTAAGAACGGCTTATTCACTCGATTGTAATCATCGATACGTTGTTGCTGTGTTTCTGCAGCTCGTCTGTCGAGTTGCTGTGCGGCTTTCTGTGCTTCAAACCACTCCTGTTCGTTCTGTGGAACGCCCGTTACAGTGGTTGGAATTGTTACAGGTGCGGATACTTCAGCCGGTGTGTGTTCTACGCCAGCTAGCGATGCTAGTGCATTTGATGAAACTCCGCTGACTTGCGGTTGTGTTTCAGCTGACAGTTGTCTAGCAATCGCAGGTGCTACATTGCTATTATCTACATTTGCTGATAATCCTGTACCGCCAAGTGCTGATAATGCACCGCCAGCAGTGCCACCGGTTGTAGCTGTTTGCTCACGTTGTGCTTGCTGTTGTGCTTGCTGTTGGGCTTTTTCGTCAGCTGCCCACTGTGCTTGCATCTGTTGAGCTACAGCCATCATGATTGCATCTTCTTCGATTGGGTCTAATGGTGCACCGTTTTTAGCTTCTGTATTAGCTAAAATACTTGCAACTTTAGCATCGAGTTCTGCACGTTGTTGTGGTGTCATCTTACGCTCCTGTTGGACGATACGGAATACCTGTGCGGTTATTCTGATAACCAGTCAAATTTGTGTTCAATGCAAAGCTACCATACGGGTTATATGGTGTTGGTGCTGTTGAGCTATATACAGTTGGTGCTGTAGGTGCTGTAGGTTGTGCAACAGTGGTAGCTGGTTGGGTGTTAGTCTGTGTTGTAACAGGTGTACCCTGAACATTCTGCACTGATGCATTGCTGTTCACACCTTGCCCAATATTTAAGTAGCCTTGATTCAATAACCCACGTTGCCAATCTGCTAACTCGCCGCCGCCAGCCAGCTGAGAAAGCATAGGATTCATAATAGAGTTTCTATAATGTGTGCCTTCTGCTGTGCCTTGATTAGCAATATTTTGGGCGATTGCTGCACGTGTAGCTGATGGGTTTGTATATACGGACTTCTGATAATCCATAAGAGCTTTACCCATATTCATGCCTGATGTCATACCGTCGCCCCAAGCGTTACCGATACCGCCTAGAATACTTAAAAAGTTGTTAGAGCCTCCGAAAATACCATTTCCGGTCATTGCATAAGATGGCATTATCTACCTCCAAGAATAGACATAATGTTATATTGTGGTGAATACATCGGGTCGGTCATCGGGTCATTGTTCTGAGTTGCGATACCTAGCGACTGTGCTAGTGCGTTAATCTCAGGTTGTGACAACTGAGGTGCTGGTCCGCCTAGCATCTGCTGTGTTAGCTGATTGCCAATATCGCCACCTTGCGGCTGCTCCATTCCAACCAGTTCGTATGGGTTTTCGAGAGGTGGTACGCCCATACCTTCCATCATAGCTGCGTCATTACCCTGCATTGCTAACTGCAACATAGGGTCATCTGCATATGCCATGTCGGTCGGGATACCTTGTCGATTTAATCCCATTAAAGTTTCTAAAGAGTTCATTTTTTCTGTTTCTCATCTTCGCAACACTTCGGTTGAACTATATTATCAAACTGCACAGATTTTGTCTCGTTCTGTGCAGTTTCTTTTAAGTTTCTGCAAGTGTTATATGGGTTGCATTTATCCGTCATATTTTACTTGCTTCCGCATTTATTCTCGCCAGCATCTTCTTTCAGCCATAACGATAATACCACTGCAATCAATGCACCTAAGTTAGCTAAATCACCTGACATCTTATCTGCTGTTCTGCGATAACTCTCTGCAAGCCACGCATAGTTTTTACCAGCTGATGTTAAGAAATCCGCACCTAATGCTGCGAGTTTATGGTAATTATCGTTATGACTTGCATAGCGAGTTTGTTGGATATTAATACCAGTTTTATCCATTGTTGCGGCTGAACCGAAGCGAGCAGTTCTGTGGTTCTCCATAAGTTCACCAGCTTTGAATAATAACCCCTCATTAATCTGCCATGCACGAGCACGTTCATCTTCGCGAGCTTTATACAATGCTCCAACTGTTGTAGAAATTGCCGCAGTTGCAAGAGCTGTCTCAATGCCACAACATTGACGAGCAGAGTAGCGGTTCAAGTTCTTGCAAAGTTGCTCACGTTGCTTTTTGGTCTGTGCTGCCACATCTGCTTTTATTCTAGCGGTAATCCCGTCATAATCAGGTGTATAGCCGCAGAGAGCGAATGAACAAATCTTCTCATGAAGTTGGTCATTGCAGTTGTCGAGCTGTTGTGCTCTACGCAATTCATCATCTCGTCTTGCAATGTTCCATCCATACTGACTCTCCAAATCGTTATCAGCTTTATCAGCTTCGGCAGCTTCATTTGGCATCTTGCCCCAGATTTCTCTGCCTTTATCTGCTAATTGTTCATTTATTGCTTTCCACTTGTTCTCAGCTTCTTTTGCTTTATTGAGTGTTCCGTTATCTGCGAACTTACCCAATAATGCACCTAGCAAAGAACCGATTGCAATCCATTTACCGTCATCCATTTTTGGTTGGCGAGGGTATTGAATAATGTGGTTGGCATTTATCTGTGTAGAACCAGTACCAGTAGCTTCACCTTTTTCAACGTACGCTTGGTTTACACCACATGATGAAGCACATGTACCTTGATTTTGGTTCTTGTTATTGTTACTGGTATCCACATCAGCTTTATTCCCCTGTTGTGAGGAAACTGTTGGTGTTGGCATTATTTACCTCCTAGTAAGCTCTCTCTTGAGCTTTCCAAGTGAATCTCATCTACTCTGATTGACCCAATAACGCGTACTGCCCAATCAATCGCTTTATACCGTCTAGGGAGTAGGAATGGTTTATTTGAATAAACTTTCTTCCGGAAATACTCTCTACCGTCTGCGTAAATAATAACAGTAACCGATGGGCGATTTCCAATTAAGTGTGAATAATGTTGCTGGAACTCTGGGTGTTTGCAGAAAAACGCTTTGTCGTCTGCATACGGGTTCTGTCTACGCCATTCTTCATACTTAATCTTAGCTTCTCTGTGACCACGTGGCATAATGTTGTCAAAATCAGGTGACACAACTTTACATGCTACAGGTCGCCATAATCCAGCCATCATCTGTGTTTGAGATTTCCAATCATAGATTGCGTTTTCTCCAGCTCCCCACACATAGATGTGTCCTTTATTTACAACAACAAATGGGCTAATTCCATCTGTGTATCCACGTTGGACAACTACATTATGGGTTGAAAAGTCGCTGTCTCTACGTTTGTCTGAACCAATCTGTAGGATAAACCCACCATCTCTTGTAAATCCGAAAATCCTATCATCGTGGTATGTGAGTCGCACTGTGCGAGGCTCGTAGGCTGACCACTCGTTTTCAGTGACGATTTCGCCTGTGATTAGCTGCTCGCCTTGCGGTGAAATTGTTACTAAGCCTTGCTCTGACGAATAAATTACTTCGCTGTCTACTTGGCAAACGTTGTTGAAGTTTACGCATTTATAACGCTGTTCAATTTCTGCAATTTCTACCTGATTAGGGTCATCTGTAGCAACTGAATAATGCATACCTTCTGTAATTGCGATAAGTGTGTAGTGCACATCTCCTTCGATACGTGGCGTGACCTCATACATTCCTCTAATTCTGAATCGTAGTCTATACTCATTATTCAGATTATAGGCGTGTGGGAAGTTATGCTCTGAAACCCAAAAATGTTTGTTGCTCCAAACAATCGTTAGGTTATCTCCGACTGCAGCTACACCTTCTAAACACTCCGGTGGAGCGTCATGAGTATCTGTCGATAACTCGCATGAAAAATCACATGGGCAGTTGTTGTCGTAAAACTCAGTTTGATTAATCGGAGTTTCTCCAACCATCAACCAACGTGCGTTGTTCTCATTGTCGCTGACCGCTCTGTACCATCTGCGAGCTACTGCGTTCGCGGGCGGTGTATCGACAACCGTAACTTTTGCTGCATCGCCCCATTCAATATCTACCACTTCAGATGGTTTAGATTGTGCTGATTCTTCACCACAAGCGTTTATGTATGTGAATAAATATGCGGTTGGAACTGGCGGGTGTGGTACGTTGTCGCAATCGTTATCTGCAATACACAATGGTTTAATCTTAGTTTTAGGACAACCTGCTTTTGGCATTTTCTCTAAACGTACCTCTGCATTTTCAGGGCGTTTGATACCAACTGGAATCGGGCATTGTTTAGCTAAAATTCGCTCTGCAGACTGTCTGTAAAGTTTCCCATTTTCTACAAATAAGAATGTAGTTTCGCCTAACTTTCTTGTCCAGTCAGGTGCTGTAAATACAAATTTGTCCCACGCAATATACAAAGAGCCAGCTCTGTGAATAGATACTGGCTCACCTGTAAATAATTCTCCGCAAGAGGTCAGTAACCGCATCCCTGTATCTGATGGTAATTTGATTGGTCGTAAATGATTACCGTAGATGTCCAAGTTGTTTGCGATTACTGATTTGCCTTCAGGCAGTGATTTATCTGCGACTTTCGGAACTAACCCAAAAAATTGAGCAATTCTCATTTAGCCTGTTCTCCCGATGCCAACAATAGCATCTTTAACCATTAATTTAAGTACCGCTTTGCCTGATGTTGGCGGTTTAGGGATTTCGACAAACCCGTCCGCTGCTGTGGTGTATGGACCAAGCGTCACACCTGCCATAGCCGGGGATTGGATTGTCAGCTCTGTGTTAGGTGCTCCGAATACGTAAGCTTTATCTTCAGTCTCTACGTATTGGAATGAATATCCGACATCACCTTTATCACCTTTGTCACCCTGCTTACCTTGTTCGCCTTGTTCGCCTTTTATAGCGGATGCATCTGTCTCTAACACGCTGTTATCTGACATCACAAAACGAAGTTTTCCATCTGTGATATTGACAGCTGTAGGATATTTACCGTCATCGCCTTTATCGCCTTGAACACCGGGTTCACCTCTAGGACCTTGTTCGCCTCGTGCACCTTTTGCTACTGGTAATACGCCAGCACTGCGAGTTGTTCCATCGGTTAGCGTGTATGTTAGCTGACCACTAGCTGTGATTGTAAGTGATGCTAAACCTACACCGGGTTCGCCTTTCTCGCCTTGCTCGCCGCGTAATCCGCCAGCCGGTGCTACTGCGTTACCGCCGTTTGGTACACCTTCACCGCAGCCACATCCACCGCAATCTTTCGCGAATAACTCTTTGCAATCTACAGAAAGTGTGCGTGTGCAAGCATCGTATTTTAATGGTGATTCAACATTGATGCCGATTGAGTTTGCAATATCCTTGATTACCTGCATGGTATCCCACTCATAAGTAACCATGGTGTTAGACTTTATACAAGTACATTTAGCACTCATTGTACGGTCTAACTCAAATACATCTTCATCGATTCCGACTACTTTTGCAACTTCACAGCAGCCATCACAGCCTTTGATTCTTACATAGAAATACTGACCGTTGATGATTGGCGGGAAGTGTTTAGCGTGACCCTTTACAAGATGTAATCTGTTGCTCTCAATGTCTAAAGGACGGGCGGTGAAGCCAGTCCCTGTTCGGTCGCATGTTAGTGGAACTAATCCAAGTTCACAATTTGCCATTTATCCCCCTTAGCATTTGTTAGCACAGATAAACTCACGTAATTGTACGGAGTTCCAATCTGCAACAACACAGCTTCCGCATGGGAAGTTCTTACGACCTTTTCCTAAAATATCTCGTTCTACAGCAATCTTACCGTTTTTGATTTCGCCTTCTTTGGTGTATTTGACGACTTCATAGCGATCTAGGTATTTGATTGTTAGGTAGATGTGATTGCCTTCTACCATATCATTCAACTTTTTAGCTGCTGCAAACGGGAGATTAATTGTGTCGGATGTGGTTTGCACATGACCTACTACTTTAGTCTTGAAACCATCGATAAACTCTAACATGTTTCGCTCCCGTTGATTGCTGTGATATTGCCACATTCATTTACAGTGACTGAAGTGCCACATGTTACAACGAACGTTTGTGGTGTGATGTTTGTACAACCACCAGCACAGCTCTTAACAAACTCGCATAATTGTTGTGGATTCCACTCTACACACGCACAGCTGTCTTTACCAAACGATTGTGCGGTAGTGTTATCTTGTGCACGTTCAACAGTTAATACATCTCCAGCACGTGCTACAACCTTAACAACTTCCATAACACCGCCATTACGCAGTGTTAAATAGAAATGCTCTTGGTCGTTGATGCGGAATTTGCTACCGTCACCAACTGGCAATGTAATTTGTGTGTCGGTAGATGTGATTGCCTTCGCTACCTTTGTACATCTTCCCCATACTTTAGTGTTTAACATTCGCTACACCCCGTATCGCATGTTCCTGTTGGTTGTTCAATTTCTTCATCGTACTGAGGTACTGCACAGCAACCAGTGCTATATTCAATACCGCCACAGCCTTCTTCGATTACCGGAGTGCTGTCTGCAACGATGGTTTGACATCCCGGAATGTATAAGAGCACATGTGTGCAACATTCACCATTTACATAGATGTCGCCTTCATAATAGCCTTTCGGCAGTGATTTGAACCCGTCACCCCATGCAAAACATACACCATTTTCTTGGTCTACTCTATATGGAGTAATTTTAAGTAGAACTTTACAGAAACCTTTTCTGCGAATATCCATTCTTAAACAAGTTCTGATTGCTGGAATTGGACGACCATTACACCCCATTTGACGGAGTGAAAAGCAACGTTCAATTTCACCAGCTTGAATTTTAATTGTGTTAGATGCACAAGTTGTTGGCGGACACTTCTTCTCCTCGCAAGGGTCGCAAGGGTCGCAACATACTTCTTCATACTCCGGTGCGATTGGTAGACATTGATTTCTACAACATTTCGATTCCGGAGCGTTGCCAAATACTATAGCCATAATCGTCCTCTACCGCTTCTTCCAAGAAAGCTAGCTCCGATAATTCTACGGGCTTTGCCACCTGTCTTATCTATTTTAGCTTGTTGTAATGCGTTAAACCAGTTTGTTTGGAATAACGTTACTTGTCTCAATAATGCGTCCTGCTCAGGTAACATTGCCAAGCGTACTAATGTACCGTATAAAATAGCTTGCATGTAGTCATCATAGATGAAATCAGGCACGTCGCAGTCATCACGACCGATTGCCCATACATAATCTACACGCAGTTTAGTTGGTTTATTACGTGGATTATTGAGAACGATAATAGGGTGTTCACCACGACGCAGTTCTATGGTGTAATCTGCTTCTTCGCCTTGTACAAGTGGATTCCAGTTTTCTCTACCGCTGCAACGTAAAGGGCTTTCCAGCACTGATGTTACTTTCACAATTCTACGACAGTCAGGAACTTCTAACATGTAATCACCAACCTTCTCTTGTGTTTCAACATCTAGTGTGTCAGAAGCACAACGAGACTCTCGCATAAACTCTACGATAGTCTCTCTGATTGCGTGTTGAAGAATCTCTTGCGGAATGAACGGTGCGTAGGCGAGTACGAACGGTTCAAAATCTTCGATTGTTTTCATTATCTAACCTGCCGTGCTAATGCTTCTGCCCCACTGGATAACTGCAGTAATTGGATGGCTTTATTCCAATGGCTGTCACTGCGTTCTCTGTTGGCGTTATCTTCAATGTCTACACCCCATGCATAATACAACATGAACTCAAACACTGCAGCTTCTGCATCTGCACCTAAGTCGATTGAGCTGTCCTCACTGGTAACATCAGGCGGCATGTAGCATGAAATCACAAGGGTAGCGTTAGTGCCAGCCGGTACTGGCGGGTCTACTATGATTTGACGAGGATTATCCTCGCTATATTCATAACTTCTTAATTTATATTCTGTATCGCCTTTAACCTTACCTTTACACACCGGTCTGCCGAGTGTAGGGTAGTAGGTTAGTTTTGATTTTCTAGCAATGGTCTTTACCACGCCATTTTCATCAGCTAATCCCCATACTTTAATATCGGATTCGCACGAAGTGGGAACATCTTGCAATGCTCCCTCTACTAATTTTACTTCTGTCTTGCGAGTGAACTTATCTCGCTTTGTGATGGCAACGATACTAATTGCACGTTTGAAATACGACAGCAAGTCCTCTTTTGTCCAATGAACATAGGACTCATCTTCATCGTAATCGGATAAGTATCTTGATACATCTTCAATTAGAGTTCTTGCTGTGATTGCCATTACTTATCTGCTCCGAACATAGCTTTTGCTGCTGCATGTACATCAATTCCACGCATATCTGCACGTTCTTCTTCGGTCAAGTTCATTCCACGCTGTTCCATGTTTAGGGATTCAGGGAGTGGAGCTTCATTAGGCATCATCAGTTTAGCTGATTTACCTTCTGTTTTCTTGCGACGATTAGGTGCTGCGGTCATTGATGGCACTGTTTCACGATGACCATCCATGATTACTTCTACATCTTCGATGGTTTCATAATCCGTTGGAATTTGTACAGAGTCGCTTCCATAGTGTTGGTCAGCTAACATTCTGCGTTCTTCCTGTTTACGATTCATTTCTGAAATCGCAAAATCTAAATCTGCTTTTGTGTAAACGAAACGACCTTTAAGGTGTTTGATTGATTCTGTTGTAAATGTAGGATTTGGGACTACATAGCCGCTTTCATCAACGAAGGCTAGGGGTTTACGATTTAATTGCATTTTTGTTTTCTCTTGTAGTTAATAAAAAGGCAGGGTCTAGCCCTGCCCTCGTACTTGGCTTATGCTGGTAAGCGTACACATTGTGGGTCCGGGTAAACAGTCTCACATGGAGCTTGGTAGCATGAACAACCGTGTTGGTCGTTATGGTTTTCTACCGATGCTGATACTGTGAAACACGCACCTGATAATGAACCCTCTTTAATCTTAATGGTGATGTCACCGTTAGATTGTAAGAACTCAGTTGAGCGTAATACAGTGTAGCCTTCTTTTGTTAAATCAACATCGAAGGTTTCAACTTCACGAGTGTTTGCTTCAGCTAATGCTTTTTCTGCATCTGCTACAGCTTTTTTAGCTGCAGTTACAGCTGATTTTAAACCCGCATTTGTTGGGTCTGTATTAGCTTGAGCTTGTGCTTTCGCTAATTTATCTTTAGCATCTTTAACTTTGTCAGCTAATGCTGCTAAGTCTGCTGGAGCATCGCCTGCAATACCGTTTAAAATAACGGTGATTTTGCCTTCTGCTAATGCTTTTTTGTTGTGTAACACGATGTTATTAACAAAAGAACCAGCTGCTAATAAGATAACACCTAACTCGTCACCTACCGGTAATACGCCTAAACCTTTTTGGCGATACCACATACGCATGTGTTCATGACCATCGTCATAATAGAACTGCATGGTTTTGTGGCGAGTTTTTAAGTGAGCCGCATATTCAACGTGTTGGTCTGCTGGGTCTAAACCTGCATCCCACATTGCATCTCCTTGTGATGCTACGTTGCGTTTGTTACCACCAAGATAGATATTGTACTTAGCCATTGTCTAACTCCTTACTCGATTTCGATGGTTGCGTATAACACAGCTAATTTTTCAGGTGTTAATACATCGAAGTCATAAATGGTCAAACCACGCCAGTATTTATCGAAAGAACGTGGGTCTTTGTCGATTACTTCTTGGTTTGTTAATTGAGTGATGAAACCAACCGCTTCTTTGAAACCAGCTAAGATTAAGAACGTTTGTTTGTTCACTTGCGGGTCAAAGTACATAGGCATGTTGTTGGTGAAGTACACTTTGAAACCAGCAACATCTAAGAATTGTTGGCTTAAAAGAATTGCTTTACCAGTGCCTGCTGCACAAGCGTTGTTCAATAACGGATTGGTATAGAACAAGGTTTTTGCCATTGTAGGTAATACAACGTAACGACCTTTCTCTGGAACGTTTTGCTCGTCAAGAACGGTAGATAAGTGAGACAATTTAGTTAAAATTGTTTCTTTGTTTAAGGCAACAGGCTGACCTAATTGACCTAAGTTGTATGCACCTGATTTGATACCAGCTTTGATACCTTTGTTGTAAGGGTCAGCTAGTAACGGAACTTCAGTTAAGATTTCACGGTCGATGTGTTGGCGTAACAATAATGTACTGTTTTCCATGAACTCATTAACATATTCTTTAATGTTACAAGTACGTTTTTCATCAACATATGAAAGTTTTAAGTTCCAGTATTTACCACGTTTAACAACCATGGTTTTTAACTCAGTGTTCAATGTTGAAACTTCTAAGTCTTGGTTGTTAATGTAATCGAAGATTTCGCCCACTGGTGCTACGCGGAAAGTAACTTGGTCGCCACACTGTTTCAATTCAGCAGGGATAATATCCTGAGAGGTAATAGACCCTGCGATTGAGTCAGCGTAGAAGCGAGCTAAGAACGCTTTTGCATAGATAGGGGTGTTTAGTGCATTATACACTTGATAACCACTTGCTGACGGTAAAACGCCACCCGGTTTGTTTTGCATTTAATAACTCCTACGTTATCGGTTTGTGTTTACTCTACCCTCTACCATCGCGGCATTAAACTCATCTGTGATACGTTGATACTTATCCCATGAAAGTTTACCTGCTTGGAAGTTAGCGGTAGCTCGCTCGAAGTCCGACATCTTGAGCACTTTCTGTCCACGTGGTGCTGTAACAGGTTGCGTGGTCTGTGAACGACCCGGTGCAACTTGTTGTGTTTGTGGTTGAGAGCGTTGGCGTTTGCCTTTGAAGTCCTCAATCACTTCCACCACTTGCTTCATATTACCTGATTGTATACCGCTTTGTACTACTTGTGCAATAGTTACTGTACCACCAGTATACGGAGCAGGTTGTTTTAAGTAACTTTGCCACTCATTAGAGAACGCAACTTCATCCAAATCCGGAACAGCTTTACGTAATTCGGTCTCAAACGCAAACTTTTGGTTTTGGTCGTTGATACCACGTTGTGCTTCCAGCTGACTGGTTACGCCATCTAATTTTTGTTGCAAAGGTACTACCGCACGTTGATACAAGTCATTAGCGACTCTACGTGCGATACTTTGAATGTATGGGTTTGCGTCCCCATAGTCGGCTTCAAATCTTTCATCTACAGCAAGCTCGTCATCTGTGTATGCCAGTGTTGGGCGATGCTGTTCAGCTGGCTGTTGCTGACCGTACTCACGTTCATAGTTAGCACGTACTGCTGTCTCATACATTTCTGCACGAGCTTTCGTTGCTGCTAATTCACGTTCTAATGCAATTAATCGCTCCTCATTAGAGACTGGTGCATTTTGTGTTGGTTCAGCTTGAGCTGGCTGTGTTAGACCTGCAGGTGCTTCCTGTGATAATTCATCTTCATCACCAGTTAAATATTCTGAAATATCAACTTCATCGTCTTGAGGTTGTTCAGTACCTTTAGCTTGTTCTTCAGATGCAGGTTGGGAAAACTGCTGGTCTAAGAATTGGTCTAGTTCACTTTGTGTTTGGTCGAAGTCTGCCATTCGTTATTTCTCCAAATCGGCTTTTAGTTTTTTAAGGATTGATACGCGACCACGCAGAAACTCATTCGCTTCGCTGTTCTCGTACAATTCACGTTCGCGTTCTAATTCTTCTGAGATATACTCTTGAAGAAGTCGAAACGCAGGAACTGTTTTCAGCATACGGACGATGCCGTCAATTTTTACTTGACTAGCCATATAATCTCCTATTCAACACATTTATATACGGTCATGTCGATTAAGGCTTGCTCGTCATCTGTGCCGTCATTTCTGAACTTATAAGTTCCGGGTAAGGTAATCTCTAAAGGATTATCCTTGCTTAAACTTAATTGAACTGGCTTACCATCTTTGATAACCTCAGTCCATAAGTAATCTTCCATACGTTTGTCGCAGTTTGCTGGAACACCACGCATTAAGGTAAATGAAGAATCAGTTGTACCACGTAACATGGTAGCGACTAATTTCTGCCCTAACTCTAAGTGTGAAACTGCTGATTCATATTTACTCATCGATTCGCTCCAACTCGTCATCGAATAAAACACGTAGCACTGATTTAACCGCATTAACTGCGATGCGATTTTCTTCACTTGCTGTTGTATCTTCGTACGCATCACGGGTTAAATTTAACTCGCGAAGTAATACGTTCTTAATTTGTCCTGCATCAGCAGAAGAACGGAAGCGTCTAAATGCTCCAGCTTCTTGCTGTGAAACTTTAGTTTTTGCCATTATTAACATCCTCCTGCTTTATTAGCAATGATGGCTTGCACGTACTCGGGTGAAACTTCTTCAAAAATTACATCTACCCCAACAACAGCGTTGGCTAACATGGTCATCTTTGAACCCACAGAAATTTGGTACTCGCCCGGAGGAAGAATTGGGTCGCATGCATCAATAGGAAAATCATGTAAGAATGTACTAATTGTACACCCATTTTGACATTTTACCACACGCTGAACACAAATATCTAATGGTGCTCCGCACGGGTCCTCATGCATAAGGTGCAATACTGCCGTCTTTAACAAGGTAATATTCTGTGGTTCTGATTCCACCGAATGTGAATCCACAATAGCGACATCGAAGTGAAGCTGGTAACAACTCACTACATACCTCCTACTGGTGAATTAGGTGTTAGACTATTTTGGTTCGCTATTGCTTGACCTGCACTAGCGTTCCGACCGTCAATAGTACCACCTTGATACAGCGGGTTCAAACTTTGAATATCTTGCGTAACAGCAGACTGTAAATCAAAGTCAGGGAAAATTCCCTCGGTACTAATACCGCTAACCTTAAAGATTTGGTACAACAAGCGTTGAATTGCCGCTGGTGGAACAATCGGTTGTCCGGTGTTAGGGTCTACCACTTGCATGTATGAGCTTAATGATTGTAGTGCCCATTGTAGTTTAGATTCTTGCGATTCTTTCTCCACAATACCACTTACACCACGTGCATGTACTCGGATGTCACCTTTAATGGTCTCATCTAGTGAATACATCAACTCATAATCAATATAAGATTGAACAACTGGCTCAATAATATTTTCCTCAAGCACACGTAAAGCAAACTTAACTGATTTACTTGCTTGGTTTAATACCATTGCCACACCGCCCGATGTGCGTCCTAATGTACCAATATTTTCTGTTGAACCAAACGCTACACGTGGAATACCGATTGTCTCATAACCATATTGCATGAAACGCTCGAATACATTTAACAGTTGGTGTGAAATATCAGGTACGGTGTAGAAATTGTAAGCACGACCTTGCATACCAATCACGGATTTAACCTCGCGAATAGTATTAGGAAGGATTACATTTACATCTTCATCGTCAATAACACGGTCGGATTCTACCTCACCCAATACACCTGATGCGAGTCCCATGTTACGTACCATTGCTACGATTGTTGCTGTACATACACGTTGTACATCACGTAGACGGGTAACTGGACATTCGCCCCAAAATGCTCCAGGGATTGGTTCAAATGATGCTACATAGAATGGACGCTGACCTGCTGGGTCGGGGTTTAACACCGCTTTAATCACGATGTCGTTAATTGTCCAAATCTCTGCTTCGTAAGAAATGTCAGGAGAGCCTACTTCGACACCGAACTCCTCGAGTAATTCGCCACGGATTGCCCCATAGAATCCCACACAGTCATAAAATCCTTGAGCGTCGTCCTCAAGTCCAATGGCATATTGGTCTGTGTCTACTTCAGGGTTATGGTCCTTGCCGTCCTCGCGTTCTTCGAGCCAGCCTGTCGGATGTTCCTTCAATACTTGACGGATTCCCTCGCCATCGAAGCCCGGTGCAGAGTAGTACCCCACTAATTCAGAACGTGAGCATTTGCGGATTTCCACAACATACTCTGCGTCTTGTACGGACTGTGCGTTTGGTGCTGGGTAGAAATCAAACGGAGAAATGTTTTCTACTGCGCGAATTAACTTACGCTCCACTACCATACGTTGTCCGTTCCAACGCTTCCACGGTTTCATCACAACCGCAGGGGTTTTCATAATAGCAGCAGGATACACCACAAAGTTATATATAAAATCACCAAACTGGCGTAACCAATCAGCATCATGAAGCTTGTCCTGAATTAATGTATTCATTTTATCAGCGGCAATAGCAGATAACTTCTGCTGTTCTTGCATCGCTGCATTCTTGAGTGCCTGACCTTGTTCCGCTGCTGCTTGTTCAAGCATGTCAGAGGTCATCATCGGCATCTGTTGGAGTTGTGCCATCACTGCTTGCAGTACATTCTTAGTTTGTGCTTCATCTAAGTCTGCTTGCGGTGTTGCTTTAATGACAAATGGGTTCTCAATCGAGTTAGCGAATACATCACGAATGAGACCCACGATACCCTTAACAATAGGTGATGTAATGTTAAAATTAACATCGATGTCAGGGTCAAGCGTTTCACAGGCGAGTAATTCCCCACGAACTTGGCGTAAACAGTCTAACAGGATGTCATACTGCTCGCGTTTCGTGTCTTTAGCAATCTCGAAGCGGTCACGGACATACTGCCCGAGTTCTTCTACTAATCTGTCGTGTTTCTTACCCACCGTTCACCACCTTATTTATGTGCTGGTGTTTTACCACGATTACTGCCTACTGGACAGCCGTGTGGTGGTCGTTTACCTTGACATGGCATACTACTTCTTCTCCTATTTTAAATAAATCTAGAATGTCGTCTTGAACTTCTGTTCGAGCTCGACTTACTCATACGGCTGCTAATATTAATACCTAATACCATATATTGCAATGCATCGGCTAAATCTGATGTCCAACCTTCGTGAGATTTAGTCGGTGTATCTCGAACAACATCGTTCTTACCACGCACATTCTCATAAATGTAGTTGTATTTTAATGCCTCAATTAAAAATTTGCAATTTTTTGTGATTTGCAGTAGGGGCTGCCCCATTGAGTCTAATTTTGTTAATCTCTGTTTAACTGCTTCAATTCGTGGCTGAAGTTTATTCGTACCCGGACTCTCAATCGGAATACCATTCTTTAATAAGATGTCATAGGGTGACACATCAACAGATTGAGCTTGCACGAGACCTGCAGGGTCACCCCACGCCCCCTCGACCAAGTTATTAATGTATCTGCGTCTGAGTGTCGGCTTAATGTGCTCAACTGTCAGCGTCTCAATAGACATATCCTCACCCATCACCTCATCTACTATAATAAGACGACCACCTGCAGTCATTGTACCAACAAGACACACCGGTGTACGACCAAAGTCGAAGGATAAATATAGTGGAGCACCCGCTGGCACATTAAACTGGTCGATGACATGACGGCTCTCATTGAACTCAGGGAATACCACCTTGCCGGTCACTAAGTCCGCGAAGTCACCCTCCACATATGCCTTAATCTTCTGCTCCTCGCCCCCGAGCATGGCATAATAATAGTTATACCCATCCGGCAGATTCTCAATATTCTCCGCCATCGGGTTCGGGTCCCATGACCCATCAGGCTGTCTTAGTAGAGCAGGTGGCTGTCTAAACAACTCAAAATATGGACGACCCATGCGTTCAGACATCATCTTAAACTCGTCATCCTTATCTCCGAGATACCATCTATAGAGCCAGTGATTTTTAAGCGGACCGTTCGTTGCCCCGAATAGTCCTACCCACGTTGCCTTACCAAATCGTCCTGACGGGTAACGCCCAAGACGACGGTCAATCGCAAATACTAACGACTCAGGGAACTCTGACAACTCATCGATAAACCCAAATGTCGGCTCACACCCTAGCAACTTGTTCTGTGACTTCTCATCGTCAAATGACAAGAACTCCACATCAAAGTGCACCTTAGTGCCATCATTTAACTCAAATCTAGCGTGAGCCATCATTGGGAAACTTCCCGTGCGGAATGTCATCAAGTTACCCACCATTGTCTTAAATGACGGTATAGTAGTGGAGCGTAACATTGAGTTAGTATTACGTGCCACAAGTGCACGGGAGTATCTCACCCCATCTGCTGCGGGCGCTTGCATAATAGCCTGTAACAGTAATGTCCATATAATTCCTGAGGTCTTCGCACTTCCGGCAGGTCCGATGCAGAACTTTAAACGGGCGGGGCTTAGTGCCAAACGATGTAATGTCGGGTACATATAATAGTTAAACCCGATGTCATTCTCACCCATGACCGCCTGCTGTTCATCAACAGGGGCATAGTCTGCGCCCATCTCGCTGGCATAGCCAATCTCATCATTGTGTGACGGTGCGTGATGTCCTGACACCGCACCACGTACAATATCCTCATCACTTAACATTAATCACCTCGACATTCTTCTTAATATCCGCCACGCGTCGTAGTGGACGCTGCTCACCCGCGGGTAGTGGTGGAATAAGTCCGCCACCCTGCCCAAGATTAACATTAAGCACGAGACCACTCGCCTGTGGCTTATTACTCTCCTCACCCATCCCAAGTCGACCTGCATCCGCCACACCAGCCACCTGCATGACTAATTTAGCTGCATTAATTCTGTCGTTGTCACGGTCGCCCACCTTAATAATAGCCTGCAGGTCTTCCAGTGCCCGTTCTGCAATGAGACGAGCTTTCAACTGTATAAGCGCGTTCGGTGATGCCTCAACTAATGCCCGAATCTCCCTCATTTCTTTTTTAAATGAAGGAAGCTCGACAATTTCTTGAAATTCCTCGGCGCTGACCTTGTGGGTATCACAAACCTCGACTACACGACCGGGACCGTATAAAATTAAATCACGGACAAATTCAGAGATGTGGATGTGCTTATACATCCCATACACTAATTCTTCCGCATATTTTTGTTCATCATTCATTTAGGTTTCTCTCTATGGCATTTCAACAAGTACACAAAGGTAAAACTTTTAATCCCGGAGCAACATTCCCGGAATATTGTGAATTTGAGAACTGTGTGTTCTACGCTCAGTGCAAGTTCGAGAAAGGCTGCATCTTTAAAAACTGCCGCTTCTTGAAGTGCTGCCCTAAACATTATAGCAACAAAAATAGCGAAGTTAAGGAAGCTATCCTCGAAAATTGTTATCTTGAGTATATCACTGTTGATAAAGATAGCCTAGTGGTGAATTGTGAGAAGGGTGCACGTGCGATTGTAAAAGCCAAAGAAAATCCAGCTCCACAGCAAGTCGGCAGTTCTGAGGACTTCTGCTTGTGTTACTGTGTACAGCCTACATGTAATGCGGGTGTGAGTATTGCACCGGTAGAATCGGGCAAACCGGAGGTAAAAAAAGTGCTGAACGACTGCAAAGAAAAATGTTCAGTTACAGGGTTCAGCAAATGAAAAACAACATCCTAATACTTTTAACTAAGGAATTGTAGTACGTGACTCATCGTACTACGCCTCCTATTATACTGTTATGCAAATGTTGTTGCAATAGCTTTACATAAATTAACGAACCCGTCATGGCTCATTGTCTTACGTGTGTTCGCAATGGCTTGGCACACGAGAATCAATTCTCCGTTATGTCCTTGCATTGGTACTACCCCCGATGGCGACACATCCATTGTGAGCTTCACCCTATCCGGAAGATAATAACAATAGCCATTCTGACGGGTATATGCTTCGCAACATTGTTGAGTACCTGCAATTACACGCTCCTGACCACCGGTAAATAATGTGGTGAAGTGTTTAACAACTTCAATCGGGAGTTGGTGTGCCGCTGCGGTGATTTCAACAAAGGTATCATCCACTTTATTTGTGTTTGAGCGGGCTGCAATCTCACCTTTCTTTTGCAATGATTTAATTTTGTTTCTGATGTTATGGAAGCTACGCCCCATTTCAAGTGCAATGTCTTTTGCTGAAAGATTGGCGTTCCATAATTGAATGAGTCTTGCGACATCTCGGTCTGTAAATTTGGTAGGCATGATTTATTCCTCTTGTTTTGGTATGTGAGTAGTTTACCAGTGTTGGTGTGTACTTGCAAGGGTTAGACGAGGATAATAGGTGTAGGATATAGAAGTATATAATACATAAATGTATTACATGCATAAAAAATACCCCGAGAAAAGGAGGACCCGGGGTAGTTCAGCTAATAAAAGGAAATTCTCATGAAATAGTTTAAAGTCTAGAAAAGAGGCTTAAAACAGTTGTATTGTGGCACGGGTTGAGGGGTTTGTCAAGCACTATTTTTAGGGAGGCAAACAGATGCAGTATAAGAGGGGGAGGGGTACCCAAGAAATGACGTTTTCAAGGTGGTTAATTAGATTTACCAGCAGGGGGGTGTCGGTGTTCTGCAATTATGGTGTCATGGTGCAAGATATGCCGTGTCGGTGCGTCGGTGTGGAGACACCTTTCGCCCCCCGAAAAATTGACTCTATATCTAAAGGTGACCCCTTTTGATAGCAACACCCCGACACACCTTCGCACCAAAGTTCCCATAGGGGG